CATACCCGGCATATGAACGGGAATGACAATATCCCCTTTATTTTCTATCGTTTGGAAAATCGTTATTGGTTGACTGTACCTGATTTGTACCTGTCGGCAAATCGAGATTGGGGAGCAGGTTCGGTGTACCTGGTACAGCCTCCGGCAGCTGGGCTAGAAAATCTTGCGCGTGTTCCTTGAACATGTCCCGTTGCTCTCCACGGGGAAGCTCACTGTACACGAATGGCAATCCGGCGTAGATCGCGTTCAGGACTTCCGGCGTCGTGGCTTCCCGGCCCTCCGTGTACCACTTCATAGAGTCGGGATCTCCTACCTGAATGAGCGGCCTTCCTTGGTGGTCTTTAAAGATCTGATAGGGGCGCTTGGATATCCAGACAAGCATCACGCCGGGATTTCGATCCAGGTGGACACCGGGCGGGGCAATCGTGCTTTCCGGTAGATCGTTCTCGCGTCGAACCATGTTGGGCCGCGCCAGGAAAGGACAGTTGATTGCTGACCATGTAGCGCACTCCAGATGGCAGGGCGGTTCGCTGGTGGTCCGCGTAATGCCGCACATGGGGCCGATGACGAATGCCATGTATTGACCCAGGCGCTCGCCACAAACCCAACAGAGTTTATTGCGAGTCGCACGGAGCCACTTGTCGGGGTCCAGGAGACGGAACTCAGGTTCCCCGTTCACCCAGGCGACGAACCAGGGGACAGGATAACCGCGCTTGTCGATGGGAAGGGAAAGCATCCGGAGCGGGAGTGTAGTTAGTTCAGGTCGTAGGGTTGGCATCTATTGAGCCTCCAAAAATAAGCGTCCAATCAGTTTGCGGTCTTCCTCGTCCAGCAACTCGCGCCACTGGGGGCCGATCACGCCTTGACGTTCTGCATTCATCATTACGAGAACCCAGCAGCTATGACAAATGCGAACCAGATCGCCATCGATTGAGAAAAGTTTCTTCGCTTCCGCTTGAGCCTCAGGTTCTCTCTCGGGGATCTCTTCGTAGGTTCCGCTACAGTGTTCGCATTGATAGCTTGGCATGGGCTTCCTCAATAATCTGTACCAACACATCGCCATGACAGGGAGCCGGAGCACACCAGCACCCCAGGCGCTTCCCGGATAGCTCCCTTACAGCTTGCCGCATCTTTTCCGGATCGGCGCGTAGGTCGGCTTCGTAGAGGGCAATGCATTCCTCTCTATCCCCATCCCGGCCCACCATGTACCGGTTCGCCCACTTGGAACGTGCGTAACCCGCTGGATGCTCGCGACCGATGTAGATGTCGCATATTTCAGTTCGGACATTCACTACGCGAGTCTCAGGCATTTCAGATCCACATCCATTCGACCTTGACCCAGTTTAAGTACGCCGGGTTGGATAACCCCTTGGCGTATTCGTGCGCCTCATCCAGCATCGTTGAAAACTTAGTCGGCTGATCTTTGGGGATGAGCTGATCGGCTTCAAAATCTGTAGAGGTGTAGTGCCAGGACTTGGAGTGTTCCGGTATCGGGTAGTGAGGGAGAATTCCTCCCATGACGTGAATCACGGCTTTGGCAGCTACAGGCATTTGGTTAGGCATCTGGTTATTGCTCTCCCCTTAGACAGGCTGCGCTAAAGTTCTCCAGTTCATTATGAATCGAGGTCATCATGAGGAGATCTTTATCGGTAGGTTCTGAGTCGGCGTCCAGTAAACCAACGATGGAAAACAAAAGAGACCCAGCGCCGCCGTAAAAGGCTCTCTTCATCGCTTTGCGCTGATTATCGCTAGCGGTATCAGGGATGACCTTTTTAGAAAATTCTTCCCATTGTTCATTGATAATTCCTAGAGCCATTTAAACCCATACCTCAACAATCTTAGGATCGTCATCGGGTTCCCGCCCGATATTTACTAAACCTTTTCTACTTAAATGCACTCTCGCCTCTTCTAGAGTCCTGCAAAACCCAAAAACACCAAGGCGCACAGACAGGTCCCACTTGGTAATTACGTACCAATCCGGGAAATCCGAAGGATGGTCGTGAATGACGTACAGTAAGAGCATTTTATTGCAGTTTTTATTACAGGGCGGCCCTCGTGCCTGAGAAACCGCCCCTAGTCAAATTAGTAACTGATTTATAAGATCAGACTTAATTTTTGGCTATTTGAATCACACCTAACAGTCCCGATTCGGTTTAGTCTTATCACGGCACTCTACCGCTGAGTTAAGGGGCCATAAATTTTGGGGGCCCCTATCGGATTCGAACCAATGACGCCGCTTTGATGACCTTATCTGCTGCTTTGGTGTTTGTTGCGCCAGCTTAAATCTCTCGGGTAGAAGTCTGAAAACGGTAATTCCAGTTCTGAATCCTTAAGTCTTAGGCTGATTCTGAACACGCCCTTGCGGACGCGCCCGAGCTTATTTGGCCCCGTCGAAAACATACTTCAAAACGGTACGCCCAATCTTGTAGTCTTCTACTTTCACCTGAAATTCATTGGCGCGCGCCAGGGCTCTTTTCACAGCCCGTAGGAGTTCTTCCACGCGATCCAACATATCGCCCTTTTCCTGTACTGTAATTGCGCTGGACCATTCCTGCGTGATAACCACACCGATAGGTTTATCCAGCATCAATTCCTTGGTCTGGGCCGGGTGTTTATCGGTCGGTCCCACCATAACTACGAAATCGAATTGTTTCTCGGTACGGGGGCGCTCATCGTCGCGAGCCCGGTAAATGCCGAACTGCTCGCTGGGGTCCATCAAAAACCCCTTGGCCGGGTCCAGGGTTGGGATAGCGTGTACTAAGTCCCGAATCTCAATGATGCGGTGTTCCATCCGCAAAAGAGATGTAGCTGGGACATTGTGGAGCAGAATCGTCGTACCATCTTCCAGGATGACATCGGCGGTTGCCATGGTATTAGCGACATCGATTTGATGCCCCGCATCCATGGCTTTGGCCAGCTTTTCACTGATCCAGGCCAGCTCCTTATGAACGGTGCTTTGGAGCGCCAGCTGGCTTTCCACTTTATCCGCCGCGCCCTCCGTTTTCGGCTTGAAGGTCACGACCTTTTTTGAAAAGTGATGGGTTTTCTTTTCAAAGGTGTTCTTCAGGTCTTTTCTGGTGGCTTCGGCTTGGGATTTTAAATCTCCTTCGACCGCCAGTAGTTCATGTAGCTTGCTCATTCGTCCTCCACTTTTCTCATAGCTCTCTGCATTTCAATCCGCGCATGCATTAAAACAGATTCATTTTCTTTTGTGTTATCCCCGCTGAGAATACCGTGCAAAAGCTTACAAACCGGATCGTTAATACTCCTGTCCAGAAATTGCCGGATAGCACTCCGAATATCGCTCCGAGACATATAGGCCATTTATTTCACCCTCGCCAATTTCGCGGGCCGGGTCTCGCTTGCAATCAGCGGGTCATTGGCTTGCACGCGGCGCATATCATCCTCCACCTGTCTTTGGCGCGCTGCGATCCAGGGAGCATAGTGCTTTTCCGTGGTCTCGATACTGGTATGCCCCAATAGCTGGCTTACCCGTTCAATCTTCACATCGGCCAATAACAGCTCAACTGCAAAGGTATCCCGGAACCGATGAAACCCAACATTGGGAATTCTCTTCCCTGCAAGCTGGATAAACATTTCACGAAAGTAACCAATCTGATCCTTACGCAATTGATCGTCCGTACCATCCCAGAAATAGCGATCCATCGAAGCCATGGGGCAACGCTGCAATTGATCTACCAGGAAAAGCGGGAGCACGCAGTAGACCGGTGTTCCTGTCTTGGCCATGTGTAGGAATAATCGACCTTCGCTATCCAGGCGATTCGAGCTGAGCGTTATGGCGTCAGAGACTCTAAGGCCGGAGTAGCGCATTACCAGACACATCAACCGCAGTCTTTGCGCGCGTACTATCGTTTCCTGCTTAGGCTTATTCCGGCGTCCTTCGTACCTGTTTTGCTGGATTAAATCCAAAATCAACCGGACCTCTTCTACGTTATAGGGAAGCGTTGGAACTTCTTTGACCTTTACGGAACCAAGTTCTTTTGCGTGGTTTTCATCGATCCATTTCCGCTTCAGGCAATACTTCATAAAGAAGCGGAGATAAATCAATTTGGTTCTAGCGGTGTTCGGGCTACAGGTCCAGGAATTCCGGAACTGCTCCGTGAGATCCATGTCCAACTGGCTGATATCTCGAATCCCCTTGTCCGAACAAAAACCAGCGAGCCCTCGAAAAAAACTGTTGTAATTTATAATGGTGCCAGTAGCTAGATTACAAGCCTTTGCGGATGCCATGAATTTATCGATTGCATCCTGATAGGGTACGGTTCCGACCCGCTGTACAATGCGGCCCTTGGATTCCCATTCGCGAATCTTCTCCTGCCCTTGCTCCCAGGTGTAGCAGCCGAGCTTATCGAGCGAGACGCGCATCTCGCGGCCATTCAGGCTGCCATCGGTCCACAGCGGGCATTTGCAGCGCTTCCAGCTGCGGCCATCCGCCTTATGGGGGCATTTCTCGGAATGTCTGCGGTATGCGGTCAGCATTATTTTAGCAAGCGGTAGTAAGCGTGATTTTCCATCACTCCATAAAGGGCTAAACGATATTCTATACCTTTATCGTCTGTAAATGTATGGGCTACCGGCGGCCCCTTCAACAGGCTCTCCCGCAGTTCGCTGGGGTCCACGTCAAAGTTTACGATTGTCTGGTCTGGGGCTTGAAAATGAGCTTGCATGGTCCCTTAAATTGTTATGATTTCCCGGCTTGGTTCTGAGGTCCCGGATAACAAAGGAACGAGGATACAATCCTTGCTCAACTTCTTTTGCCGGAACCCATAACCGCTTCCCGTCTTCAAGCTGGATAAGCCAGCAGGTGATTGTCTCCGGCATCTGGGTTATTCCAGTTATGCACTAATTATGCGGACTTCAATCGCCGGTACACGCGCTCTACAACACTCTGAGGAATCCGAATCGTCTTGCGCTTCGCCTGAGATCCCGTAGTTGTCAACACCCCAGGCTCATCCCGGAATGTTTTCCTAACCTTTTGCGGAGATAATCCCCATTTTTTCCCAATATCCTCGGGAGAATAATGTTGCTCCACGCAGAGTGGCTGAGGAGAAGATTGAGGATTTACTCCAGATTCAGCTTCTTTTTTTCCCGTTGCCATACTCCTCCACTCCTCCTTGTGCGAATTTTAAACACACCGATATCCGCTGGCTTGCTTTTCCCGGTGTTTCAAAATGGAAATCGGATCAGGATTCCTTGCGGCGCTTATCTAGCTTCCTTGCCCGATTAATCCGCCGTAGTAATTCATCGACTGAGATACAGAGGTGTCGCGCTATGGACTCGTAGAGCCACATCTTCCCGGCTGCCCGCTTCGTCAACACCTGTCTAGCGTGTTGCGCGCAAATGCCTAAATCTAAGGCAAGTGCGGTTACATTGAGGTCTTCCCAGCCAGGAAGCCGCGCCCCTCGGATTTGCTCATGCTGATATTTTGCAGGAACAAATCCGGCGAATGTGGATTCGTTAACTGGTTCTGTTTCCGGCAGAACCGATTGCATAATTTGTCTTTAATCTGAATCTATTTGTATCATTACATTTACCGTAGGTCAAGGGTAAAGCGGGAGTTATATGTTATGTACTCTAAATAGCCTTAATAACCTTATCCTCGATTTACCCTGATTTTTAATTAGCTATTGGAGAGAGGCCACGACCTTATTCATTCCCTCTGAGGTGATGGCGTAGTAAGCGCCGCCGTCGCCATTTTTTTCCGCTGTGGCGAATCCTTTATTGCGAAGTTCGGTTAGGGCGATACCGATCTTTTTACGGGTGTGTTGATCCTTGATTTGCAGGTAATCGGAGAGTTCTGCGGGCTTCATCGGCTTCCCTGCGCTGGCAAGGCCCTTGAGCGCGATCTGAACCCCGGTTTGGGTATTCGCACTCCTGGTATCCTTGGTGTTCCCGGTGTCGATTACGAGTGGTTTTAGTGGTTCCGATTCTGCCGGGTTGTCATTTTTGGTTAATTGCGCCAAATATTTTACCCCTTTTGGCAGGATGTTGTACAAAACACCCATGGATAACTTTTTGCCGTTCACGTATCCCTTTGCCTTTAGCCGAGCCATGGCCTGAAAAGCCGAGCCGGAATTTCCCAGCGATCCAGTAGCCCTCCAGAGGTCAGCGCCGGTAGCTGGGCCATGATCTACCAGGGCTTGCAGATAGATCCTATACCGCTCCTTACCAGCTAGAGATTTACCAGAGGTTTGCGTATTGGCAAGTAGAGTGTCTTCAGCGGGCTTGGTGCTCCCCGCCTTCCTACCGCGCTGTTTCTGTCCCTCAGGTAGTAAAACCTCGCCAGTGAGCGCCTGATACGCCTTAGCCGCCCTCTGGTAGTCTTCCTGTACCCGCTTAAAACCAGCTAACACCTGGAGCTTTTCCAGTACTACTTTCTTTAATCCTTCTGCTACTTGGTTCATCAGGTCATTTCCACTTTTGACATTTATTTCGGTCATCTTCTCGCCTTTCTTTTGCTTTTCAGCGGTTCGTCCTGTCCAGCGCGACGGAACTTGGATCTTCTTCGATCTTTTTTGTTTGGATCTTCTCTGTCTTCCGCCGCTCTATGCGCCTCTTTAAGCTCTTTATTTTCAGCCACGATAAAAGAACTCAATGGCCGGTCTATCCCAGTTCGATCAATGTCTGTGCTCTCGAAGTGATCTACAACGCTTACCCCCTCTGGAGACAGGAGAAACAAGCTATCCCTTGTACTCCATACCAGGAACCCGCGCCGAACAATAGACCCGGCTGTAGACTGACTCATTTGCAGGACTCGCTCCAAGGTTAAGCCGCCCTTGTTGTAGCACTCTCGCAGTAAAGAGAACTGCCTATTCGATAGTTGTAGCGTGGCGAAGTCGCTCATCAACTTTTACCCCCCCCCCGGAGCGGATTCAAAACGTACCAAGTCCAGGCGCATGGCGACCTGTAGGATTTGACTGTTATGCACTTCGTAGTAACCCCTGCAAACAGCAGCTCGCGGGGTATCTGAAACCTCATGGCAGATAATATAGGTCCCCTCCGCATCCGCCGCACGCTTCATTTGTGCGACCTTCCCCGATGGCAGGTGCATTTTATTTCCAGGGTGGAATATACAAGTGGAGCAGCGGTCCCGCATCACCCATATGGATCTATCCCGCGAAGGGCTACTTCTAGGCATTAGAGTCTACGTCCTTTTGTGTGGTTTTTAAATTGTCTGTTTTTAATCCCATCTTGAGGAGCTGAACCACAGCGCCGGAATTGCTGAGGAAGCCGTGCGCCTTAGCCCAGGCCTGAACCTCCGCAAGCAAATCAATCGGCATATAAACAGTCGTGTTTATCGATGGATCGTTAACCCTCGGGCGGCCTCCATGGCGTTTCGGAGGTGGAATTAAAGGCGCGCTAAACGTGCATTCCTTACGGCCACAACTCCGCAGAGAACGCTTCCCAGGAAAGTCCTTTTCGAAGATCTCGAAGGCGAATCCACAGCCGCATAAAAGCTTCCAGCGGGCCGGTCCAAATTCGCCAGTTTCGTACACTAAACCTCTGGCATTTTTGCCCAGAATCGGGTCTCGTAACACGGCAACACGTGTCAGATTTCCCCACTTCATTACTGGCCAAGTACTAGCGTTTGTCATGTCCTTTTTTGCGGTAACAACGACCTCGTTTATATATCTACTATATAAGCAGGAAGTTCAAAAAGTTACTGCCGATTGCGGGATACGTGTACTAGGTGTAAAGCTTCATGTAAGTTATGGCATAAGCTTTAGTACTAGTAAAGGTGATTCCCCCCGTTATTACGCTTTGACCCCCCAATATAGTAGAAGTTTTTAAAAGAGAAGAGAATAATTAATAAGTATAAATTTATTTTTGAGAGTGTAAAAATATAAACGGGGGAGCTGTTTCGGGTATGCCGAAAGGCTTAGGAACCCCCTTTGCGGTTGCGGTGTTCCGGGGGAACGATGAACAGCTCGACGGTAGGTGTTTTCGGATCGCCTCGAACGATACCCAAACCGGTGATCGCAAGGAACCCGCTAGCCTCCTCCATTAGCTCAGCTCGAACCCCTTGGGCAAAGTATTTGCTGGTGACGCAGAGACCGTGCAATTCGTCCTGCCCCGTAATCGTGGCGATGAATTCATCGTTGTCCCAGACTTCGACAACTTGCCGACCGTGGGTGAGGTAGTGTTCGACTAATCGGAAATTAATCACGCCGCCACCCTCCGCGAGAAAATGTAGCGAACCGGTTCCACGCGGTCCATGAGCACAATCAACTCCCAGCCTTGCGCCCCCAGGTCGTTCAAGTCTTCGACGTTCAGGTACAGCATCGATTCGAGGATTTTGTACTCGATCATTTCCATTCCTCCCTGCCCAATTTCACCCGGTCTACGGCGGCCATTCCGCGAGCCAGTTCCAACCTGCCTCCCAGGTAGATTTCCGTGGTCTTCACGCTGGCATGGCCGAGCATGAATTGGATCTGCTCAATTTCGGCTCCATTTTTCCGCATCAGCTGCGCCAAACTGCGCCTGCAATCGTGGGGGCCGAGTTTAATCCCCAAACGCTTGGCGTAGCGCGAAATGATCCACCATACGCCGTTGTCTGTGAGGTTTCTGGTCAGCGTCCTAGGCTCGCCTACCTTTCCACCCACAACAATCGCTCTTAAAACGTATAAACGCTTCAATTCTGCGTCTCCTTGGTCGTTGAGTATACCTAATTCGGCGCGCCAAGTGTCTAAATCGCTCTGCGCCCAGGCCGGAACGGGGATTGTTCGGGTTTTGCCACCCTTCCCAGCGATGTTCACGAGACACATTCTGTCTTGGTATTCGCGATACTTTTCCCACGTCAAAACAGCGGCCTCTTCACGCCTTAAACCACAGCCTAAAAGCAGGGCGATTAAAGCGGCATCGCGCTTGCCTTTCAGGGTGTCGCGATCAGGTAGTTTTACCAGTTCGCGCGCGCCTTCTAAAGTGAGCCAATGGCCTAGTTTGATTCCTACTTCGGTGGGGCGTTTTATCTGCCGGATACCAAGAGCCTCGCGCGTGGTAATAATCTCTGCAATCTCGGCTTCGGTCACCAGCTTGCGGAGTACGGCGATATGCAGGCGGATGGATGACGCGCCCGTACTTTTACTTTCAGCTGCGAGATAAGCCGTGATTCCTTCCCGCGTGAAAGGAAAGCCGGAGTCGAGAAAGCTTAATAGCTTTTTACGGTACGCACGTTTACTGTTTAGGCTTGGCATGGAATCGATAACGGTTTGGACTAGCCCGTATAGATCCGCGCGCCCTTTGTGTTGCGGCATTGCGAGTACGTTGGATCGTCTCATCGCCGGTCCTCAAACTCTTCCAGGATTCCCTTGATTAAAAGGGCTAGGAAGAGAATCCACATAATTTCATGCATGTTAAATCTCCCATCCGTGACGCGAGCCAATGGCCCCATGACAAACCAACGGTGATCGCGTCCTAGATGCGGGATTCTACGCGGTTGCTTCTTTGGTTTTGTTTTTACTCCCCGGTGGTCTCCCCCGTCCTGCTGGCTTGGACTCTTCCATACTCTTCATCCATGCCGGTTTCCTTCCTCTCCGCTTTGCGCCTCCGTTTTGCGCGATAGCTTCGATCACCGCGATAGCTTGGTCTATCTGATCGCGGGACTGTCTTAGTTCTGTTAGTGTTTTGATTGGATCGAACACGGTTTTTGTTTGGTGCCTCCGCCAGTCCGTAGAAATTAGGGTCTACGGCTAGGCGCATGAACCAAGCTTATTTTCAAAAAGCTTATTCCAGCATGCTGCAAGGGCAAACGATTGCATGGCCGACAATTACATCGTGCGGATACAGCCGCGCGAGAACGGTAGCCGTCGAGTTGATGGGCCGGTCTTTAATCTTCCCTTCCTCATCGATAATGAGCCAGCGGTCTGGATTCTCCAGCTGGAGTATTTGGATCGTGTCGCAATCCAATAGGCGGTAGAGTTCGGGTAGTGCAAAAGTTTTGCCGTTCTCTGGGGCAATTTCAACAGCCATGGGAAGCATGGAGTTAGTTTCGATTAGATAGCTCTTGGAGTAATCCATTGCTCCTAGCTCCGTTTCTGTTCTTTCCCGCGTTCCGTGATAACCGAAATACATCCCACGCAGTCGTAATGTTGCAATCCCTGTTCCAGGTATTTGTGTTCGTATTTTGTGATGATGACGGAATGGCCTACAGCAACACGTAAACCGCAAACGGTAGCTACTCGTTGTTGACCTTGACGTATCAATCTATCGTGCGCATGCATCATAATGTTGAGCGCCCTTTTAAATCGCTCGCCAGTCCCACGCTTCTAAGGGCATGGGCTAGGCGCGAGACTTAACCTTGTTTCTCGACTTCCGCTACCAATCGGTCATACTCTCCCGGTTGCCACGGGTCCCACTGCTTTCCATCCTTTCCAGACTTGCCCTTGCAATTCTTTCCTTTGTGCTCCCGCTTAGAGCAGCCACAATTTTTACAACGTTCTGTACTATCAATCATTTTACTTTTCCCTTTTCTTATTCTTGACCGTAGACTCTAAGGCCGCCAGCGTCACTACCGCGCGTTTCAATCCGTCCAGCAATTCCCGCTTTGCTTCCGCCTTCATATCGGCGTAATCCCCCTCCTTCCCGTCTCCGATAAAATCTTTTGTGTCCCGATAGCTGCATCCGACTAGATGGTCCATACCCTCGAATCCATCCGCACTTGCAATTACGGTTACTTGCGCCCATGCCCAAACGTCTCCCCGGTCAGAACGTTTGATTAATTCGTCCTCAACCGATTTATCTTGCGCCGGATCGCCGGTACTGATCGCGTTCCCACGAATCGGCAAGTTATCCTGCATCACGCGCAATTTGTATGTGATGCCGTCCGAGTCCGTTTCTGTATGCAATATATCGCCGAGCCAGCTAGACATTGGAGTACCTCAACTCTGCAAATACTTCCACGTCTAAAGGCTGATAGCAGCCGCTTTCCAGCGCTTTATCGGCGCAAGGCTCGCACATACGAACGCCTAGGATATCTGGCCCACGGCCTTCCATGATCGGTTTCAGATACATGCGTACCAGGGCGGTTCTGGGGCATTGTTTCCCCGCGCGGATACACTCACACTGTCTTTTGTGTTGCCTGCTATTCTGTCTCATAGCTGTCTACGTGCTCCTTTAACACGATGGACGGTTAGGGGGTATCGCTGTGATTCCTAGTCACGCATACCCCTGGTGAATTGGTCCCTGATGACTCCCAAAGCCCATCCGCCTATGGCCTAGAACGTGGCAGGGGAGCGGTTAGAATCCTGGAGCGAGTACAAGAATGTTGGCAGCTTCCCGTTCTTTCGCGCCGATCTTCCAGATAGCATGCCGAACTGAACGCCAGAATATGCTTTGATTTTGGCTCTGGTCGGCCACTTCCATCTCATTATAAAACTCTACCCGTTCGACCTTGCCGTCATAGCCGAAACATTCGACCATGAATACCGCCAAAGATCGACGCGAGATAGATACTCGGTATTTATGGTCCGGATAATCCCCATCTACTTCGTCTCCTACCTTGACTGTTACGCAGTCCGTGAAAGGGAATTTTGAATTACATATCAGGTCAAATACTGCTAATTCGAGTTTATGCAATTGAGTCATAAGGCTGTCGAACTGTTCTAGTTTTTTAGCTTTGGTCATGTTTTCCTCTCAAACACTCTCAGGGTATCTTTCTAATCGTTCTGCCCGTGCGAATTGCTTGCAGTCAGTAAAATGTTTTTGTCTCATACTTCCCCTTCGATACTGTTCACGGTTACAGTGCAGGTTAGGCGGTTTTGCAAGCCTTCCAGTCCGTGCTACGCTGTTCACGTTTTTCTTGCATCTGGATTGTCTTGAGCATGGCCGCGCGGCTAGTCCACACTTGGAACGTGACATCGAAGTCCATTCCGCCGTGGAACCGTCGTGCGGTGCGTTCCGGATGTTCTGGCACGTGACTAAAAGCCGCTGCAGCGCTCATGGTGTAGGTTTTCACTAGCTTATTCTCCCTTTGATAGGTAGGTCTAAACTGATAAAGTGCTCCGTTCTAATACCACCGCGTAAGACGTAGTTGCGCCCTTTGTACCTGATTACTTCATAGCCCGCGCGCGGCTGTGGTGCTCGCCATATCTCACAAACTTCTACACGTGGCCTAGATGTTCCGAGACCGCCGTCTAGGACTTTTATCGGCAGTTGGCCTATTGAGTGCTTCATCGGTTTCCAATCTCCTTCATTGGTCCCGCTGCTCATAACAACGGGACCTAGCAGGGTATTAAAACCTAAGCCTAAACCTAGGCAATTTGCTTGGGACGGGACTCGGTAGCGCGAATAGCAGCCGTGAGCCAGTCGCCATCATTGGGGACCGCATTGGATACCGACGTTCCCACGCTAGTCCAGTTCGGCGCTACCACGCTTTGAGCAGCGCGTACCGTTTGCCGTACCGGAGCGGGAGCAGCCGTAGCACCTACATACACCAATTCCGGCAGATCCTTAGCCTCGCTCAATATCGCCCCAAACGCATTACTTTTGAGTGCATCACCACTGCCAAACATAGAGCTAACAGCGCGTTTGCCGTTGTCGCCGATGCGCTCATGATCGGTAAAATTGGTGATCGCATTGAGCAGATTATAAGCGCTCCCGCGCTGCTCTGGGAAGGCGTTATTATCGTTGGACTCGTACAATTCCAGCACTTTGCTAACGATGTTTGTACGGCGCGTGGTATCGCGGTCAGAACCGTTATCGTCTTTGGCTTTTGGAAATAGCCTGTCTAAAATGCTTACCATGCTATCTTTCGTGACCTTGCGCGATGCGAGGAATTTGAGTTTATCCTCAACCGAGCGCATATCAGCTGATATAGACTGCAACGTCTCGCCCATGGCATGAATTTTGCTCATGGCGTTTTTGGTATGGCGCACCGTAAGCTTGGCTTTCGTCTTACCGGAGAGGGCTACATTCAGCGTGTTCTGACAGACTACGCGCGTCATAGTCAAGCGGTAGGAGTGACTCATGCTCCCGTCGTGTCCGGTGCTGAAGAGAACATAACCGTCCTGCTGATCGCCGCGAACGTTAACCGTTAAACCTAAATCGGCCAATGCCCAAACGGTTTCGCCATTGCCAAGTACCCCAGCGGTTTCGTAGTGCGCTCCGTCCGCAGTTTGCATTAATGCGTCGATGGTCTTAAAACCTTCCGCGTGCTGGACTACGGCATAATCCTCGCCAACGCTACCCAAAAACTCGGCCTTGCGTAAGTCGTTTTGATCGGCGTGATTAATGCGATACGTTGCCCACGCATCTACAGGCCGCCCGTATCCGTCGCGCAATTGCTCCTTAAATACGTGGTACCGAAAACCCGGATCGGCTAACAGTTCTTCTGTAGTCTGATATTTGCCCGTCACGGTTCCCAGTTCGTGCCAAGCGCTCCGCCGTCCGATGTAGGTATTGATATTGTGTGCCATGAGTTTTTGAGTGTCCTTTAATCACTCACTAGGGCTACCCTTTTCGGATCGCCTTAGCGTGGGGCTAAGGAGTTAATACCCCAACCAATCGCGCACAGCTGCAAATGTTGGAGCTATCGTTTCCCAGCGGCCAAAACTCGCGATATGTCCATCCTCACCCCTCCTGGTATAGATCATGTATCCCTGTAACTCGCCCGCACCGTTGATTCTGGCGTCATGATTGTGCCGCTCGATGTAGCTCTTTAGCGTGTTGTGGTAGGTCTCGACTACTTCCGGCGTTGTATTTGTGGTTTGCATATTGCTCCCGCGCTCCCTTTATATTGATTGCCTGTACAGCTCAACTAACTAACGATAACATCTCATCGGGTAGTCTGGGGGAGTTTGAGAGATTTATTTTACTATTATTTTTACTTAGTACCATGCTAGGTCCGTACTAGGGCGACCCTAATCCTGTCTATGAGATGGGAATAGATACACCGAATTGCCTTCCGACGTGACACGTACGTAATTGCGTACGTCTTTAATTCCTGCCTGATTCTAGGCCGCTCCGGCACTAACCCTACTCGTGATAACTGATATTATCAACAGTGCCTCAGGCCCTCAGTTTCGCCTGTTATTCCCCCTTATATTCTCCGTTTGTTCGCCATTTTATTCTGGGGTGGGAATTGTCCAGGGGGTGACGGGGGTGGGCTGCAACGGGCACGTTGTTTTCAGCGACGTTTTCAAAAAAAATCAGGGTTGGTTTAAATTCAAATCTCTTTCCCTTCCCATTCTCCCAATCCTTCTCCCCTCCTTGTTTCTTTCCTCTTGACACTCTATACTCTCCGGTTACAATTAAACTCAATTTAAATATCACCCAAATGATTCGCATTCCTATCCATAAGATCCAGGCGACCGCAGTCCTTGCCATGGGAGTTTTACTCCTGGCCTACCTGTCCCAGGCCCCGGAACCGCCGCGCGCGAAATCCGCCATCTGCCCTCAGTAAATTTTCACCAGTAAAATGTTGTAAGATAACCGGAGCGTAAAGGTAAACAATTACATGGACTCGAATGAAAACACAGACGAACAAAGAACTAACAAGGGTCAAAGAACTAACAAGGGTTTAGAGCAAAGCACAAAGCTCCCGTTCCCCCTGCCACAGCTCGCGCTATTGGAAGTTTTAGAAGAAATCGAAATGGCAATGGAGGTGCTGACCGATGAGCAAATCAACCGGGCCGCACAGAAATTACAAACTCCCAAGCCGAAAGAAAAGGTGATTGGTGTAATTCACAATCTATCCGCGCGTAGGCTGTGGGTGGCGGCGGAACGCTTGAAATCGCGCTCGGTGCGGGAGCAAGTATCCGCAGATGAAGCGGCTAACGATGTCGAGGAAGAAATCCACCATACGGCCTACCATCTGTTTGACGATCTGGCCGATATCGCCATTGCGCTATTTTGGCTCCAGGTGCGGTATGACCTCGGCGTGATTTGCGACCACAAGAATAAATCCGTTGGGGTCCGCGCCGGGTGGATGGCTGTACAGAATGAAGTGAACGAGAACCCCCTGAAAAAGCTTTTGGAAGGATTGGGTGGCGGAATTATTGGGCCGTTTGAATCATCGGATGATTAGGGTTTCAACCAGAAGGAGGACTTAGACTCTATGGCCCAAAACTTGAAGAGTGACGTGAAGAGTGACGTGAAGAGCCTATTGGAAGCCGGATTGGGGTTTATTGCTCTCCATATCCCGGCTATCGTGAACTTTTCTCTTTTAGGTGTGACCCTTTTCAATCTCTGGACGAATCAAAGCCGCTGGGTTGGGATCGCAAGCGCACCTACTTTGTTTTTTGTCGGCTTCAATATCGGCGTCAGTTCTGCCGGTAGAAACAGCCTGAAACGACATAGCTTGTGGATTGAGCTGGACGATCGCCTGGACAAGATCATGAAAGAGAAGAATATGGAAAACGCGAGGATCACTGTCGGGATTCAGGTGGAAAAACAAGATTCTGAGCAGAAAGATTCCGAACGCAAGAAGGAGGTGAATGCAGATTGGGTCCAATAACCAGGGAGGGCGCATTGTATCAGAAAGATCTCGGCAATGGGATGGAGCTGTGCGTATATCCGCGCATGTATAATTCGACGCTGGTAATCGGGCCGGTTGGTGACCATTGCTATATCACGCAGTGGTGCTACGAGTCCCCAGCCCAGGCGATCACGGCGGCGGAAGAATGGCAGGACGCGGACAAGTTCCCGAAGTCAGAGCCCGATGGCTGGTTCCGGCACGCAGAGAGCGGGAGACGGCGGCCCAATGGAGATCCGGAGAAGGAATACATAGCTTTATAAAAAGGCCCAGCAAATTTCTCTTAACGAAAATGCAGAACCGTGGAAGCGCTGGTTAACGTTTTACCGTAGAAGAAATCTATAGAGTGGAGAGTTGGTGGAGCCGTAAGGCGGCCCTCGCTTCGCTCGGGCAAATAAAACAAATAAGGCGGAAAGTGGGAAAGAATGATTAATCTCGAAAATGAAAATGCAAAGATGCCGCCGATAGAGCTGATTGAAGACTTCGCGAGGGAGTTATTCCAGACAGATCATGCTGGCGTCTTCGCGCGAACAAAAGAAATCATCAAATCGGATCTAGTTGTAACATTCGCTAACGTAACCGGAGAAGTTATCAAACAAGAACCGGAGAGCACCACGGCGAGCATTCTTAGCGTGATTACCGCTGGGATATTTATCGGTGTGATGGCTGAGCGCGAGCATGCGAAACGAAGAGATAATGCCTAAAATAACGGAACTATACGCCTGTATTGCACAAGACGGCGGCCCAGACGATGAAGGCATTCCATCGATCATGCTGCTAGGGCAAAACTTCCCACTTATCGGAGCTGACATGGGCCGAGTAAAGGACATTAAAAAGATAGCCCAGAAAATAGCCAACGAACAAGGGAAGCCGATTCGTATTGCGCGGTTTACGAACATGGAAATCGTTGAAACGTTGACGCCGGAGGACTGATGACCGAAACTATAACGCTTGAATCATTGGCTGATCGCGCGATTAAAAAGGCAAAGGAAAATCTCGAATCCATTGGAGAGGTCGGGTTTGTTGTGCTTGTCGTTAAAGACGGGAAAGTACGCCGCTGGGCGCTCCCGCTCGATAACAGCTTCCTGAATAACGACACTGTAAAAGCAAAAGTATTTTCATTGCTAAGGCAATACGTCAAGAAATTTAAGTTCTCGGCAGTCACGATCTGTACGGAGGCGTGGTTTACGAAGGCGACCGCGAAAGGGTTAGATATCGGTACGGAGATGTTTTATGATCTCTACCAAGAGCGCGGTAGCGAGTGGATGTCTAAGCATGGATATTCCGAGAGATCCGAAGTGATTATCTGCAACGTCCAGAACCCGGAGAAGTCACAGCTTACTAGGATTGAGTTCCTACGAAATGAAAATGAAAAGCCGATCTATCTGGATGCGGAAGTGGCAGAATATCCAATAGATAGTTTCCAGGGCCGCATGAAAATGTATGGCAACCTAAGTCCGGAGAATTTACAATGAAAAGCCTAGGACTCTACATCCTACGCGGCAAGACCCCGGTGAGATGTAAAAGCTCTCTGGCCTGGGTTAAATGGTTAGGTTCAGCAGACCGTCACGTGCGCTTAACCAGGGTTGGGCCTTATATGATCTCGACTGTCTTCCTGGGGATAAATCATGGATTTTTCAGAAATGGCCTTCTCCCGATTTTGTTTGAAACAATGGCGTGGCTCGATCTTCCTAAACAGTTGGTAGAGGCGGTTCGGCTAGAACTTATTTTCACTGACGAATGCAAGCGCTGTAGCACCTGGGAAGAAGCCGAAATACAGCACGAGAAAATGATAGAGCGTTTAAAGCGTCCCGAAGATGCCGTTGAGGAGCTTGTTCATGGTGAAACCAAAAAACATGCTCTGCCTTAAGGTTTTAAGGGTCCTTAGGGCCTTTCCCATGCCGCCCAAACAACGCCTAGTGATTACCATCGTTCTTCGCGTTTGGCTCCATACCGCAATCGTCACCAGCCTATCTACTTGGTATAAAATCTCGGGCTCGGAACTCTCTAAATGGGTCTTTATCGTCGGCACGATCACGAGCATGGGCGCAGTTATCATAATTAGCCTAAGGCTCCATTCAACTGTTATTAAAATGCTCAAATCCAACCGTATAAACGCTTCAAACAAACCCTCCAGATAGCCGCTATTTGACGTTTCCCAATTCCCGCTTATACTGATCTCGGATGCGCTTTCCATGAAAGCATTTAACCTGTTTTCAATCACATTACAACTGGAGCCGGAGACCTCAAAGCGATTTGACCGTCTCATGGACTTTTTAGAGGGCCAGCAACAAAGCGAGGTCGATGTTTTGACGGAGCGAATTTGCGAATCCACCAGGAAGCTCTCCAGTGCTTTAAAAACCGGGAAATAACAACTAGAAACAACGGCTAGAGGAGATCAGGAATTATGGCAGCACTAAATTTGACCAATCTTGAAACAGCGGTAACAGAAAACGAGACGGTGACGGCCAGCGCGATTGCAGCCCTGGGCGAGGCCGGTAACAGCCAGCCAGCGATCGACGCTTTGACTGTGCGCGTACAGAACAACACTGCGAGCCTGTCTGGCGCAATTGCCGGTTCCGGCGGCGGGGTTGAGCAGCCTTAAAAGCAGCCATTGAGCTAAAATGGTGGGCCTGTGGTAAAGTAGAAAGTAATCGATTCTCCAGTACTTTGGCTTCAAAAGGGGTGAGTCCTCCCACAAGGGGAACTTGCCCCTTTTGCTATTCTGGCGGCATGAAATTCCTTCTGTTCTTCCTGGTATGTTTACCTATTCGTGCGCTGTGTATAAACGCAGGCGGCCCAGCAATTAACCCCTGTGTCGCAGATGCGGCCTATGCCCACGGCGGGATTCTTTGGAACCAGCCGGATATGGGGCCAGGATCGCTGACAACCCTTCGCTACGGCCCCGAGTTCTCCTACGACATTCCCATTGAGCCAGGGAACTATGTTGTATCTTTAACCTTTGTCGAGCCGAACCAAAGCGCCGCTGGGAAGCGTGTATTCACTGTTAAGGTGAACGATCAGGAATCCGGTTTAATCGATGTATTTGGAGATCTGGCGCGCTTTGGGGGCTGCCCCGCGTTTACCTGTGCTACGTCCCCCGGATCGGCGCGCAAAGCCTATACGCTTCGCTTCCTAACGATCGTGACAAACGGAGACGCCTGGGTGCATTTAAACTTCCAGGGCCTCATCGGAAACGCGATTATAAACCAAATCACAATCGAGCCCATAAGCCCGTTTAAAACGATCCCCTGGGAATGGCTCCCCTTTCAGCTGGGGACAGGGCTTTCTTTTGACACGAGCACCAATCCGGCGACCTTGAATATCCAGGCGGGGCCGATCTTAACTCCTGTGCTGGATGGAACTACCTATAGACCGCAGGTTTTTGGAGAGCGCGCGCAAAGGATCACGGCTAATCTTTTCCAGATTCAACACAAGCCATCCGGGGAATCGATCCGGGTTTATCTGGATGGGATTCGTAAAGACTTTGCATTTGACTATGTTCTCCGCGAGGAAGGGCTCCAGATCGAATTCGGCACTCCTGTTCCGGAGGCTAGCCGCGTCCTGGTGGATTATTTCTATGACGCCAGATTCACCAAGACTATACAGGTGGGACAGCCGCCCTGTGATGCCGTCACGATCCAACTAAGCTGCTGCATGTCGTGTACAGCGGTCGATGTTCAATAGGGTGGAAAGCCGCCTGGAGGGATGAGGAGTCAGTCATAGGCCGGAGCGAAGCGGAGCCCGAAGGGTTGCCTTGACGGCGACGAAGACCGGCTCAAGATTGGGGAGAACGGGAGTGATGGTTGAGAGAGCGCAGCGACCGGAGGGAGCCAAAGCGAACGGGCTGAAAGCCAATCTGAACCCCGGATGCCCAAGCGGCGAGCGGCGGCGGTTACAATTAAACCATAATTATTATCTGCGTTTTAATGTATCAACCTTGACCCCTGGTGTATATTCCAGGTATGGCACTGCTCAAGAAGCGCCCTGGCCGCCCACGGAAAATAGAAGTCGCTGAGGTAGCTGAGGCCATAGACTCTATTCTCGTTGAGCCAATCATAACTCTTGAGTGTGACGAACCACCTCCCGACACCGATCCGGAATACCAACCTGAAGCTACGCCCCAAAAAGATGTAGCCCTGGTAGAGGCGCGTTTTAACGCTATCCAGAACGCTCAGTATCAGAACGCCCTCATCGAGAGCATGGGGAAGAACCGCCGCTTACTTGCGCGAATCTGTAGCATCTCCACTGATTCCAAGATCGTTGATTTCATGCTGGCCCTGGGCAAGATGAAATATAAAAACTGGAGCACGACTCGCATAGCTTCTCTATTTGGTGTCACCCCAGCGATGCTCTCGACAATCTGGCGCGATTACCACATGTCGGAAGCGATGCTCACTATCACCTCATCTCTCCCAAAAACAGCCGAACGCATGGTTCAGGATGCGGCTGGCGGCCAAACGGTGTGCCCTCATTGTGATGGGCGCACCACAGTCCGCATGGAGATCCAAGTACTCGACGGCGAGCTAAAAGAAGATTCCCAGCCAAGATACAAAATCGTAGTCTGTCCAAATTGCGAAGGTGAAGGAGTTGTATTTAAACCTGGGCATGAACATTCTCGCGACCGGATATTTGAGGCTGTCGGCCTAACTAAGAAGGGCGGCATTCAGGTGACCACTGTAATTCAAATGCCAAATGTCGAGAGTATCATTGACGAGCTGGAGCGCTCTAAAGCAGTCCCGGTTACTTATTCCGAATCTCCACAGTAAGGCTAAATTTGATGTTTCAGGAAATACGAATATACTTTAAGCTAAGACCACTCATCAGTCGGCTTAAATCTCAATTGTCGGAGCTTACCATGTCCTTTTCTTGGAACTTAGTAGTGCAGATTGTTTCCACTCTTATTCAGGTCCTAAACGCCGTTGGGAATATCCTCCCGGACCATCAGGTCTCTATCTCTCTTGGTGTCGGTATTCTTCAATCCATCGTTGCCGCTATCTCTCATTTCTCTAACCCTGATGGCACCGCTGCTGTTAAGCCCTACGAAAAGAAACCGCAACTATAAATGTGGACCACCGCTAAAGCTCTTTTCCTGATTGCTCGCTACTTCCGGCGCATAGCCATAGCCCTGGAAGGTATTCACAGCCTGTACAAACTCGAACTCGCCACCAAGGGGATCTTCCAACTCGATCCCAAAATAAAAGACGAGGTAGAGTTCATGTACGGCCCAAAATCCATCTCCGTGGACGAAGACTCTATTTAGCTTTATCGTTAATCAACGTTTACAGCAATCCCCCTCCATGAGAGTGTGTTAATCAGGATTTATTTATGGTTCACACACTCCCCGATATCGTAGGTGCCGCATCTTCTCTCCCGGTAGTCGCGAATAACGTTCGCACTCCTGCCAAGTGGGCGCTTTTTACTGTCCCCAATGTAGATCCCAACTCGGCAGATGCCAGAGTAGGCGATTCCTTCACCAGCGCCACTCGGGGGGCTATTCTCCGCGTAGACTCCCAGGTGGGAATTCTTTTCCAGCCCATCGGCGATACTCAATACCTGGACCTTTCTGAAATCTATGTCTATGCCGGTTCCGGGGATATTGTAGCTGTGACCTATGCGCTGTAATGTACTCTCCGCTGATCGTAGATAAATCCTTATTCGCCCTTAAAAAGGCCGGTCACAAAGTCAACCCGCGCTCCGTCTCTGACTCTCAAGAGATCTCGCGCAAACTCGACAAACTTCTCAACTCTGAAGGTACGCTTTCCCGTAATCTCACTTCTAATGAGGCCGAATTCGTCCGTTCTGAAACAATGCTATGCCGCTCAGATTTCAACTACTGGGCATTACGTTATGGCCATATTGAACGAGACGCCAAAGACGGAGGCGGGGTAGCCCCCATCGTCTATTGGGCCGGTCAAGAGCGGACCCTCGAACTCATGGCGCATCGTGAGGAAGAAATCTACAAGGAATACGACAAAACCGGATTCTCGGACGGAATTCTCCTGGTATGGCACAAATGCCGCCAAGAGGGAGCTACAGCGCTAGGTCGCCTCATCTCCAATCATCGGATGACGCTGTTCAAATCTACCCGGTGTTTCGCTGCATCCCTGGATGAAACCAAGATCCATGAACTCTATGTTCGCGACACGGTAATCCTGGATAATCTTCCTTTTTATCTAAAGCCAGAAATCGAGTTCAATGTCAAAGATGAGCATATCGGTCTCAAAATTCTAAAGTCTCGCCTCACTTACCAAAAGGCTAATCAGCAAGCCGGTGTTGGTACGGGGCAACAGTTCGACATGTCCCACGGAACCGAAATTGCTCTGTGGCCAGCTGCCGAACGCCTACAGTTCGATTTCTTCCCTGCCGTCCCTCAATCTCCCCGAGTCTTTCTGGGCTTAGAGTCTACGGCCAATGGTCGAGATGGATTCTGGTATGAATTCACTGAGAACGTTCGCCTACGCCGTGACGGATACGGGCACTGGACCTATTCCTTTACGCCCTGGTATATCGAGCCAACCAAGTACCGGCGCTCTCCTTATGACGGTTGGGTTCCCTCCCAGGTTTCAATCGAACACGCCGACATGGTAGAGCGCACCTCGCCGGAGTATGTAGGCCGCAAGATGGTCCTAAATCCAGAGCAGCTTTACTGGTGGGAAACAGAGCGGGAACTCTACCGCAAGAACGATGCACTACATGTCTTCCTTACCAATTATTGCGCTACTCCTGAGCAGTCTTTTCAGCACAGCACTAGATCTGCTTTGCCTATCGACACGATTGAATGGATGCGTACTAACGCTTTACTAGGTATGCCGTACATGGCTGAGCTATCAAGGCAGAGAGTATGAGCGAAGAAATATATTCAAATATTCGTGAACTACTTGGCTGGGGAGTTGGGAAAACTGTTGCGGATATCACGCAACACGACAAACAGGAGTTCCAGGAACAGAAGGAAGCTTTTGTGATGATAATGTTTGAAGATGGCAGCTATATAAAATTCTACTCAGAAGAACTTGGATTTTCTTTTGACGATGGCTTGCCGGAGTAATCACCTTGCCACACTTCCCAGATGCATTCTCCATCGGAAATAACAGCAAGCTCCTCAAGATGAATCCGCAGCTTGAGTACGACGGAGATCCGCGCGGAATTCTTTGGATGTGGGAGCCTCCGCAAAAGTCTCATACCTACGTAATGGGCATTGACGTTGCCGTGGGTCGTACCGGCTGGAACCGTTACTCTCGCGTGAAGGATGACAAGAAGACGGATAACGGGGCAATTGAAATCATCCGCATGGGAAGGTTTGGCGCTCCGGATCACCAAGTAGCAGAATATGCCGCCCCTTGCGATCCGTTCGAGCTGGGTGACATCGCCAATATGCTGGGCCGGATGTATTCCGGTACGGAAGAAGATCAATGTAAATGCATTATCGAAGTTCAGCCCGGTCCCGGTTTCGGAACTCTTCAGCGCATGCTTGAATCAGGTTATGTGAATCATTTCCGCTGGGAATACTACGCCGATTCCCCTGTTTCACAAACTCGCGGCCTTGCATTCGGCTGGCATGCTTCCAATCGGACCAATCGCGATCTATGGGTAAAAGCCTCCAGGCATATCAATCTCCGCAATGCCATCGTTCGGTCCCCTTTCCTGGTAGAGGAATACGCAGACTGCCGGATGAACATGGATAAACAATGGGCTGAGAACCCAGGCGGCCATGACGATCGCGTTCGCGCTTTTAACCTTGCTATCTGGTGTGCAAATGGTTGGAGTATGAATATCGAACGGACTACGGAAAACATTCGTCAAACCGCAGAGCCTATCGACTGGCAAGCTTCCGATATGAGTTTTGATGAAATCCGCGAAGGCTGGGCTGGCGCATTGGATCGCTTGGACTATTAAACCTTGACAGTCCGGTTATATTTAAATCGTGCAACATACCTTTTCGAAGTCTAACCATGTAAGGTCTTTTGACTATGACCCGGCAACGAAAGAGGTCAGTGTATTTTTTGATAACGAGAAACGCTATACCCATACCGGCGTACCCCAGGAAGCGATCGACAACTGGACAAAATACAGATCCCCTGGAGAGTTTTATCACGCCGTAATTAAGCGCTACAAGACGAAGGTTCAAAAATAAAACATAATGCCACCTGTTAAAAATAAACAAGAAGAGCCGGAAGTGATCGACATCACCATGAAGGCCGCAACGCTTTCGCATGGAGATCTCGCGGAATTTTCTCGCATCCTTGGGAAAAACATTCGAGGCCCCGCTGACTTACTGGAGCAGTGCAAGAAGCTCAGCACGATCCGTACAGAAGGGGTGGAAATTGTTTTCGAGCCGGGGGTATTGCAGCGCCTTAAATCCCGCTGCCCCACCGGAGTTCCTTTCTCGGCATTCCTCTGTAAACAAGTCAACGATTGGGCGCATGCTTTTGTCGGCTGGTAACTTAAGCTTCTAACCATGGACTACTTGGACGATCTCATTTTCTGTTCTGACTGCGGCGAGCACTTACGTATTGGCGATTGGCCGTTCCCCTGTAATGGCCGAGGCCATAAACCAGGACCATATTTCACCGGGGATGCGGAAATACACGCCTCGGAGAAGGTAGTTATTTATGAGAATGCGCGCACCGGAGATCAGCGCATTCCTGGCCGGGGGGACCGTCCGATACACCCTAAGCTCGCCGCTGAAGGATATGAGCGTAAGGTTCTCTCTAACGAGGAAAAGAAGTCCATGGAAAAGCGTAAAGGGCTAGTCCATGAGCCGGGTAATTTTCGTGAATCCGGATCGGCCATAAACAAGGATTATGGCTCGCGCTAGTTTACCTTTATTACTAATCCATCTTTACCGTTTCCTCATTCCATTGATACTCTCCATCCGTGAGCGTATCTATTACTCCGAACTCTCCCGCAACTCCCGGCCCTTTACCGTCAAGTGATGGTCGCGGCCCTGTTAATCCCACAATCTCCTGGCTTACGGAGAAAGTAGAGGAAGCGGAAGCGTTCCTCGCCGCACAGCCGGGATGGTCTCAGATTGGCCGAGCTATCGACGCGATTATGAGCCAGGATGAATCGGAGGCATTTGATCCGCGCTCCGTTTTATCTCAAACCCGTACCAATCGCATCGCCCTTATCTCAGAGCAGATTGCGGCCATGATGACCGACACAAAACCCTTCTGGGATTACTCCGTAGCGAATCGGCGCTTTGAGCAGCATGCCCAAATTTATGGAAAACTCTCTACCTTCTGGTACCAGCGCCGCAATATCGATCTCCGAATCGCCGACTGCGTTAAATACTATGTTGCCGGTGCTTCTGGATACCTTCATCTGTATTGGAATCCGGATATCAACGACATCGATGCTTGCGCGGAAGATCCCAGAAATGTCTTGCCAATCCGTCCCGTCGCCTACGACTCTCTTGAATCCTGCCTGGGAGTAATCGTCAAGCGCAAGGTCCCGATAAATTATGTCCGCGATCGCTTTGGAGTCAACGTAAACCCGGAGGGCGATGGTAGCTCTATTACATGGTTGAATAAGATTCGGGACGCTACAGCGGACGTGGTTTCTCCTATCTGGAAATTCCGCAAATCAGGGACCTCTGAACCGGATATCCCACGGGTTCCTACGGTCACGCTTTACACTTGCTATCTCAAAGACGATCGCCTAAATGAAACAGACCGTGATCGGGAGATGGGCGAGTTCATTACCAATGAGGCAGGAGAACGTATCCCGGCAAATAATTGGTCCTATGTCGTCAAGCCCGGTGAGCAGATGTATCCACATCGCCGAACCATCGTTTGGGCCGGTCAGAAGATCCTCTACGATGGTCCAAGCTTTTACTGGCATGGGCAATTCCCAATCATCAAGCTCACGCTTAATCCATACCCGTGGAGCTGGCTAGGCAAAGCTCCCGTGTGGGACTTGCTGCGGCTTCAAACCTCCCTTAATCGCCTCCTGCGTGTTGTCGATGACCATGCCGCCCAGGTCGCGCAACCGGGTTCGATCATGGACAAGAACTCCGTCTCGCGCTCCGTGTATGATTCCTTCGACACGCGCCGCGCCGGGTGGAAGCTCTATCAAAATCCCCTTGCCGGGAAAGGCGTACAGATCATTCCGCCCCCGCCGCTTGACCAGGACATCTGGAAACAGATCGATTGGATTATTAACGAAATGAAGGAACTGGCCGGGGTTCGCGATTTGAGCCAGCTTTCAAGCTTAAATCAGCTTCCCTCTAATTCGACCGTAGAGTCTATTCTCAATGCGATGACTCCTTCGATTCGCTTCCGATCTCGTATCTACGAAGCCTTTACGCGGGACCTTGCCATGCAGCTGGCCTACAACTTTTCCCAGTTCTATACCCTTCCCATGCGAGTCACGGAACTAGGCCCTGGTGGAATCACGCAAGACGATTTCGATTACGATCCGGGTTCCTTGATCCCTGATTTTGTTCACGATCAGGACTATTCCACCTCTACGTCGATGGATGAAAATGGACAACCGAAAACAGTAACTACTGTTACCGCTGAGTCCTTCTTGCGTGGTCCGCTGCCCCGCTACGATCGCGCCAAAGAATTCCTACGCCGGTTCGTCTTCAAGATCGCCCCAGGCTCTTTACTGAATGCTGCCCAGACCGAACAGAAGCTTATCTATCTTCAGCTCACTCGCGCCGGATGGTTGGATATCTTTACCCTCTGGGAAGCTCTCGGCATTCCCAATATTGGCGTGCTTCCGGATAACGTTCGGACCATTCCTGAGCGCTTACTCTATCAACAACAAATCGGCCTGATCGGCGATGTGAACGCAGCTGGGCGCAAAGCCTCCGGACAGGAAATGCCGCGTGTAACCGTCAAGGAATCCTAATCAACCAATAAAGCTAATTCAACTGTAAAACTTTACAGGGATTTTCTTTTGATGTTACTTTTCTCTCTGTCATGGCAAAAACAGCGGCTCCGAAAAATATGATGTTCGCCAAAGCCAAGGCAGGCAAAAATCGTCCGGTAAGCATGAAGATGTCTTTCAAGAAAACCGGCAAACAGAGCAGCGCCAAGAAAGCGAGCCGCTACTAAATGGCTGAGCCGGGATCTCCCTCGCTTCCTCCGATTCCTCCCGAAACTGGTGGACCGGGCGCGCCTCCCTCTGGCCAATCCGCTTTTTCTGGCGGCATGCCTGCTTTAATGTCATCGATCTCTCAAGTAGAAATGGGCTGTAAGACGCTAGTGCAGCAACTACCGTCTCTAGCCCCCTTAGTCGCGGACTTTATCTCTAAGCTCCGTGTCGCAGTTCCAACCGCAGCCGGTGCTGGCGCACCCCAACAGCAAGCCCCTGGTTCTCCCACGGGTCAGCCTGGACTCCCGCCACCTCCGATGCAAGGAGCCTAAAAACGTGCCTCAGACTTTCCAGCAATTCATGACCGATGCGCTCGCCGAAGCGGGATTAACCGATGAACAGGTTACTTCTGCCCTGGGCAAGCTCTACGCTCATGACAAGCTCTCTCCGAAATTGAACGCGATCGTAAAGACCGCAACCGATGATTATCAGGCCCAGGTAGGTCGGGTACGGTCATTGGAAGATAGAGACAAAACCCGCGATACGGAAATGAATGCGTATTACGCGCGGGTCAATGCAGAGCACGCGAAGGTCGTGAAAGAGCTGAACGAATTAAAGGCGGGTGGCGTGCCGAATTTTGACGAATCGAAGTATGTTTCGAAAGAAGATCTCCAGGCCACAATGGGCGAGATGGGAAACCGCTTCGCTTCCGTCCTGAAAGACGCGACTTCGATCACCGCCGCGCACGTCGCCCGTTTTGGAGAAGCCCCGGACCTGGAGGCTATCGAAAAGATTGCAGCCGATAGTCATCTTCCGATCCGTGCCGCTTACGACAAGTACATTGAACCCCGCGTCAAAGAGGCCGAAGTAGCAGCGCGCAAAAAATGGGAAGCGGATACGCGAGCTGAAATGGAACGCGACATCCGATCTCAGAACCGTTTACCTGTGGATGCACGCCCCGCAGAGACGGCACCGGTTTACCGTTCAAAGAGTAACGAAGCTCCGAAGGATATGGACTCGGAACTTTTGGCGGCGTGGCATGGGACCGAAAAGAAGTAACGCAGCCCACGGTTAAAGTGAGCCCCTATTAAAATTTTGGGGTTAATTTTAGGTGTCGGGCTAAATTCGAAGGAGAATTACTTTGCCCGATAATTTAGATCAAATCAACGTCACTACGCGCCGGTATATTCGGACAAATCCGGCGCTTGTAGATGACATCTATAACCAGGACCCGCTCAACTACTACCTGCGTCAATCGTTGCGGGAAGACTTCACCGGTGGTTCGACCATCAACGAAGACTTCCTCTATGCGTCCCTGATCGGTGGTCCCTATCTCAAGGGCAAGAATTTCAATGTGTCGCAGCGCCAAACTGAACAACAGTTGCGCTTCGATGTGAAGTTCTCTCAGGTGTCGGTCCCTCTCTACCAGGAAGATATTCAAGTCCTGAACAAGGGTGACTTGGCGGCAATCAAGCTGCTCCGCGCGCGCATCGATCAGGGCTACATGTCCCTGGGTGCATTCGTGTCGATCCTGACCTACCTGAACGGCATCAACGCCGGATACACCCCCAACGTCAACGGCCTCACCGAGGCGCTGAACGATGGGACCACGGTAGGCTGGGATAACAACACCTATCAGACCTATGGCGGCCTGACCCGTGCAGCCTATTCGCCGTCTCTGACCTCGACTCCCCGCCAGATCTCCGGCGCAATCGAATACGACACGATCGATCAGACCTACATGCAGGCGTTCTACGGCTCTGGCAACTACGAGCCGAACTTGATGGTCACAACCCCCACGGGCTTTAGCTACATCAAGAGCAAGTTCCAAACCCAACAGCGTTTTCAGGACACCAAGCTGGATGTTGGCGTCGGCTTCCGTGGTCTCTCTTTCAACGGAGCAACCCTGGTAGCTTCCCGCTACTGTCCTGGTTCCTACATGACCGGCCCTGCTGGTGCTGGCACCGATGACCCGGTGGCATTGACTTGTATCCGGGAAATGACTGGCGATCAATCGGCAGTCTATCCTGTCGGCAACCTGGGTAACAACGGCGAAACCTTGTGGATCTTGAACGCGCGCAAGCCGTTCCTGAACTACTATGTTTCGAACGACTCGACTTTCGGCGGCGGCTTCCGGGACTTCATCCCCAGCGCGAACAATACCATCCTTGTTGGTCAGGTTCTCCTGGCTCATGAGTTGACATTGCATCCGCGCTATCACCGCTACATCTACGGATTCAGCGCTTAATTCAAGGGAAAAGGGAGAAACACTACCATGGCTGGCAATAACACAATGAGCATTATCTCGCCTTATCTTCAAGGCGGGAATCCCGACACCCTGAATCAAGCGCCTCCTCCCCAAATGGCTGGCGGGGGCTATCCTCCTGGTTCGTTCTTCCCCTATGCACCTGGGGACCTCGGCGAACCCTTCGAGCTGAGTGATCGCGTATATTCCGTAGTCTTTAATGACTCCGGAGCAACGTCGGCAACTCCTACGGGTCAGGTGGCGGCCAACCAGCTGGCTTTCTGGAAAGACAAGTCGGCTCGCATCGTTACTAATGACCGGCGCTTTGCTATCGTCCCAGGAAACCAGTCTGCTAACTACGTGGCTGGTATCTATCGCGTGGCAGCTGGGCCTGGAAACCTGATTTGCATCTTGACCAAGGGCTACAACATTCCGGTTAAGTCCGGGGTGGCTGCGGTTCCTGGTGAGTTGTTAGTCGCTGATGTGGCGGCCAACTTCGCTCAGGTGCTTGGTATGGGTGCCTTGACTGCTGCGACGAGTCAGGTTGTAGGTACGTCTCGTGCGGCGGCTGGTGGCGGCAATGTCACCTCTGATGTGAATATCCCTAATCTGTAAGGAGAACGTCAGACAATGGCAGCCGTCACTCAAACCAATCAGAAGTACAACGTCTCTGGCTCCATGCGCGATCAGTATTATGTAATCGCGGGAGCCACAGGCGACACGCTAGACGTAGGGCTTACCAATGTGCGTCAAGTCAACATCGAACTGAGCACAATCACAGCCTACACCGTCACGCCCAATACGCCCTCTACGGGCCAATCTCGCATCACGTTTACAGCCGGTGGTCCGTTCACCGGAGTTCAGGTCCAAGTCTTAGGAAATTAACCCTTGTGGCTCAGACTTTCACAACTATCTGGAATAGGCTGCTTTTGCGCGCTCCTAGCGTGGGAGCAGCCCTAGCCCAAGACTTTGTTCGTGACGCCTTCAATCAATTGATGGAGCGCCGCGAATGGTCTTGGTTGATGCGTTCGTCTGCCTTCTATCCGTCCGTCTTTTCCAATCTCGGCCTAGTGAGCTGTATCCCGAATTACAACGTCGTAACCGGCGTTGGTACGGCTTTTGATCTGAGCTGGGTTGGGTCTCAGTTCCGGGTCGGTGCAAACCCATCCAACTTTCCAACCTACACAATCGTTACCGTCATCTCTCCGACTACCATCGTCCTGGATAAACCCTGGATTGGTCCGGTTGTTACCAATGCCCCTTATCAGATTTTTCAGTGCTATTTTGCGGTTCCGGAAGATTTCAACTATTTCTACTCCATCGTTAACATCACTTCCAATTACCGCCTGTATCACAACCTAACCCAGGCCGAGCTAGACCTCGCCGATCCGCAGCGCGTTCAAACCGGCATCACTTATGCCGCCGCGTTCTATGACTACACAACTACCTATCTTGGTGTGGTTGAGCCGACCATGCAAATCTCCGGCGCTGGACCCATACCGGTATCGTCCACCTCATACGGATACAATTACCCGGCTCCTACCGTATTCGTTTTAACCATCACCACTGGGGGTGCTCCAGGGGGAGCCCTCGAATTCTCCTGGCGGCAAGGCTCCGGAGCTTCTACCACTGTTTCCGTTCTCGACAACGGGGCAATCGATTTAATCAATGGTGTCCAGGTTTACTTTCCTCAGGATACTTACGTCTTTGGAAACACCTTCATCATTCAGTGCATGCCTACACCGCAATCTGGCGTGCCCCGTTATGAGCTATGGCCGCGTCCCATTAATACGCCCTTTGTATATTCGTACATTTACGCCTGCAAGCTTCCTGAATTGAGCGACCAAAAACCAGCTCTTCCGGATTTCATTGCACGGCGCGGCGATGTCTTGCTAGAAATGGCTCTTGCGAATTGCGCGCGTTTCCCTGGTTCAGCTACGATGCCTAACCCGTATCGAGACTTACAACTCGCCGTACAGCACGACGCCAGGGCCGAGCGCATGATTTTCGATCTCGAAAACAAAGACGACGACACAGCAATTAAGAATCTCAAGTATCAATCCATGCCATTCTATCCGGCACCTTGGATGGATGGCTCATGGTTGCAGCGCCATGCCATTTATCAAGGATAACTATAGTGAAATTCGATTTAACCGTAAACCTAGGCAACATCCTAACGGCTGCTGGGTTGTTCGTCGGTTTTTATGCTGCTCATATCCAAAATATTAAACGTTTGGAAAAAATCGACGCTCGACTTAATCTAATGTATGAGTGGTTCGAAGAAAACATTATCAGGTCCAAGCCAAGGAGGCTCTAAATGCCGCGTAATCCAGGTGAAGAAGGAACAACCGTTGGTCAGATCAAGACCCCCATGTGTTCCGAAAATGTAGACCGCCAGAACACTCCGGGAACTCATTCTTATAGCAATACTTTCGATAAGGATTCTCCGGGTGGTGGACGCGGTTCTATGACGACAAGCGGGACAATCGAAGGTCCCGGAAAGAAAGGGGAGTGGAAAAAGCCGTAACCCGCGACGGTTTAATTTAAACTCCCCAGGGTGCCGAGTTGACACGGTAACAACTAAGACCGGGAGCCAGTACAAGATTTCCAGACTGGCAATAGTGTCAAGCCGTCCTTAGTGGCCCCTAAAAAGAATCCAAATGTCATGCCCTACACCCAATACACGCGCAGTCAATTCAAGTCGGAAGTCTTGCAATCCATGCGCGCCGGTTCATACTGGAGTGGGGCTGAGGTAGATTCCGCATTAAATGAAGCGCTCCTTTACTGGGGCGCTCTCACTTCCTACTGGCGCGAACGTGGTTCTTTCAGTGCTGGAAATTCCATTCCTTACTACGATCTCTCCATTGAATTACCTGGGCTCCGCGCGCGGACTTATACTCTAGGGACTTTAACCCAAGAAATCCAATACGCCTTACAAGAGCCCGCTTCCGGGGTCTCTGGCGCTGGGATGACCACCCAGTTCTCGATAGATCAATTTGTTAATGCGTTAATACGCTCCAGAAACCAGTTCGTTTTAGATTCCAGGCTTCCCTATTCGATTAACAGCCCGATTCCGCTATCCTCACCCCCGGCTGGACGTACAGCTCTTCCGGATGAGATCGCGCTGATTGGTCATGCTTCCTGGGGAGACGAGAGCACGGGGATTATTTATCCCCTTCGCCGGGAGGATGGATGGTCTGAAGACTCCGCGAACCCGTTATGGACTCTGGAGCCAAGCATTCCTTTTGCCTATTCCATGGCGGAAACCCGGCCTGTTGAGATTCAGTTCTATCCAATCCCATTAGCAGCGGGGACATTGGAACTTATCGCCGTACAGACTATTCCCATGGCTGTAGCCGATGGAACTTTATTTCAGGTTCCAAATGAGTTCGCCTTCGCGATCAAGTACCTTGCCCTGTCTTCTCTTCTCTCGACGCAGAACGAGGGGTTTGATCCCCTACGGGCAAAGTATTCCATGGAACGGTATCAGCAGCTCATTGCCATTTCCCAATCCATGCGATCGGTAATCCGGGTTCAGGTGAACGATAGACCAATTCCACTGGATACGCTATCAAACTTAGATGCGATGCGGCCCACATGGCGCAATATCCCAGGTGAAACAAATTACTCGGCCTGTATCTATGACATTTTGGCGTTATCCAATCTCCCGAACCAGACTATTGGGATTACTTGCGATGTGGTTCGCTCGGCTCCCCTTCCCCCGAGTGATGCCGATTACATCCAGGTAGGCCGTGAAGAGATTAGCTATCTCATGGATTATGTTCGTCATATTCTGTGCTTCAAGATAGGTGGTTCAGAATTTGTAGCAACCATGCCGCTGTACGATCGCTTTCTGTCCGCTGCAACCCAGAGAAATTCTTTATTGGCTATCAAGGCGCGATATATGACGCCTCTGTTCGGCCAGTCCGCTTACGAGGAATCCAATGCGCCAGCTGCTTAAATTAACAATTTTATTGATCGCGATTAGCTTGCCTACGTTTGCCCGCACCAAAATGCAAGGATGGTGCGAGAACGGCAACCAAACCGTTAACGTTCCAGCTCAGCCTCCCTCGACTACCAGGGTGCAGCGGTCTTATCCATCTTGCACGGTGACTGTTTACCTTCCAGGGACAACCAACCTTGCGACTATCTACGCGGATAACAACGGGACCTCGAAAGCAAATCCTTTTACCTCAGCCGTCTCCGGGTATTGGTTTTATTATGTCGATGACGGAACCTACGATACCCAGTTCAGCAATGCAGGGATTAGCCCGCCGTTTTCCTTCGGCGCAATGAGTACCATCGATCCATATTTCGATGCGCCTACTTCCGGAGTTCCCCGTTTGATCTCTGAAAAATTGGTGGACATTCTTAGCGTTAAAGACTACGGTGCGGAGTGCGACGGAACTACGAATGACACCACGGCTTTTACGAATGCCCTGGCGCAAAATAGAACCATCCTGGTCCCTAATTTTTGTGTCGTAAATTCTTTTACCGTTCCGGCTTCATCTTCTCTCTGGTTCCCTCAGGGCGGCGGCTTGATTATCAATTCCGGCCAAACCATTACCTTTAACGGAACCATTGCAGCGGGATCGTATGAGATCTTCCAGGGAACTGGCTTGGTTACTATCAACGCTGGTAACGAGGTGCAGGCGATCTGGTGGGATGCGGTAGATTTATTCGCCAGCGTACAAGAGGCAATCGTAGCCCTAGGTGTTCGCTGTGGCCGGATCGAAATGCCTAAGGGTGACTTCACTGTCAACACTGCTATCGATGCTCACGATACCCGCACTTGTGAGATCTATGGCCAGGGCGGCCCCACTGGCGGCGCACCCTCCGCGACTCGCATTCTATTCACTGGCGATGTAGACCGGATTGTCGATGCACGAAGAACAGCCAATTTCCGGATGCACGATTTTATGGTGCTAGTTACCAACCCAACTTTTCACGGCATCGGGATTGATTTTGGTCTATATAACGGCGAGGTCGGAAACTCCGCGTTTGGCATTATTGAGCGCACTGGATGGTTCTGCAATCCACTTAATAACACAGGGGCTTGGTTTAGTATCGTATTCCGCTTGGACAGCGCCCAGGAACTTGTATTCCGGGATAATACACTTCAGGAATACGATATCGGCATCCAGGGCTACGACGCTTCCACTGGCGGGACATTCTCCCAGGTGATGACGATTACGAATAACCATTTCAGTTCTTCCACTGGAGCGGCCACTATAGCCCATATTTCCGATCCGGGTGGGGAATGGTTTATCCAGGGAAACGCCTTCGAAATGGGTACCGGCGTCGGGCTAGCGAAAGCGATTGCCTGTAACGATCGGCGTTATACCTACAACGTCCATGTGGTTGGAAATTTCATCGGCGATTGGGGAGCTACGGGTGGTGAGCTAGGAACTAATTTACAGATTTGTGGTTCGGCCTGGACAATCGAAAACAACACTATAGGGTGTGCTCCGCAGGCAGATTCAGCGGTTGAGGTATTTTGGTTTCCCTCGGCTCTTATTGGTGCGTCTATTCGTAATAACACGATTGTATGTGGTGGTGTTGGTTCTGTTTCGGACGGGATTCTATTCCATATCGATGGGGAAATCTTCGAGGTGGAATTTACCGCTAATATCATGAGTTATACCCAATATTTTTCGGCGGACCTTCCAAGTCAGGGGATGTTTCAAGATCAAGCCAATGGCAACAAAATAACTATCTATGGTAACGGCGCTGGCCCCACTCTGACGGGCCGAATTTCCATGGTCAATATGCAGTCGTGTGACTTCCTGAGCGATACCATAGGCGGCGGCGGCGGATTCCTCTGTGGAGGTTATACAAGCGATTCTCCTCCCTATACTGGAAAGCTTTATGTCGGGAATGGATCTGGTTACCGCTTTGGATTTATTCAACGTAACGGCGGGGTAGATACCGTCTTGGCCTATATGAACGACGATGGCGATTGGGTGATAAACGGGAACATTACTCAAAATGTAGGGACCAATGGGGGACGCTTCACAACTCCAGGAATCTCTGTGAAAGATGGCTCCGGTGGCATTACCGTAGGGGGCGCTGGCGGAACGGATCACGGTGGATTCACCGGCACTATAAAAGCCAGCTCAACCTGTTCTATATTCGTTTATTTCGGGATTATCTACGGTACCACTCCCTCTACTTGTCCGTAATTTCACGCATCGCCGGTACATCTCATGCCAGAATTCGAGCGGAAGTCTCAGCCCCTTGTTGTTAATGGGATCGATCTAAACAACCCTATCGATCTGATGCCAGCGGACAAATTTCCTATCCTGGAAAACGTTCGCTCTTATCAGGTCGGCAGGCTAGAACCTCGCGCTGGACAGGTAGAGGTAAATACCGTAGCGGCGACCGCTCTTTCTGTTCATTCCATCAAACGTCTTAACGATCCACTTCCAACTGCTCCTCAGCCCTTCACTCGGTTGATCGGAGCCGGGACGGGGCTTTATTCCGGGACTACTGCGTTTACCGTTCGCGACACAGGATATTCCGGCAGTCCGTTATCTATGGTTCCGTGGCGTCCTGAACAGTCTCCAGACTCTTGGTGTTATGTCTACGATTCTCTGAAACTTCGCAAGATTCGAGTGGACGGCCTTAATTACCAGACAGGAATACAAGCCCCTTTAACGGCCCCTGGAATTGCTCTGGGATTGCCACTCTATACCTTGATCGACGCCGGAGCCGGGAGTGGCTATGTTGCTGGTGGAAACGCTGGCGCTATCACAACCCCTACTCGTGTTCCGGCTGCTACGACAATCGGAAGCATTGTTTACGATGCTAGTACAACTGGCTGGGCAACTATTGCTCCAGTAAATGCCGCTGTCGATTACTCCTTTATGGGGGAGATGATTGAGGTCACGCTTGTAGCGGAAAACGTAGAAATGGTAGAAGTCCGTCCTGCATTGGCGGCTACCACAATCGCGGCGATCTCTTATGATGTTGGGACCACTGGCGCATGTTGCGTGCAGCCGACTGGTTCATGGACTGGATTGCAGCGAAACTCCATGGTCGTGATCGCTGGGGAGTCTGTACGGGTGCAGTCGGTAACACAAGCTCCGGATGGTTCCTATTCCTTCCGTGCTTCGACCGTTACCAACAAAGCAGCCGGAAATGCGATTGTTATTCCTGCCTCCTTCCGTGCCTATACCGTTTCGAACAAAGCGGCTGGAAATGCGATCACAGCTCTATCTTTGCAGAGCACCTTAACCAATGAGGGAACGGGAACAATCACCAGAACGGCCAACTACGATTTATCGAAAATCGGTACACGCGCGATTCAGCCGGATGATTATTTCCACATCTCCATCAACATTGACAATCTGGACAATGTAGTTCAGGGAAGCGTAATGTTCGATGTTGATCCAGCGACGAATGACTTTACCCAGAACTATTTTTTCAAGGCCTTCCGCCCTAATGATTTTGCTGCTGCGTTGGGTGGGAATGGGAATGTCACAGTAGAGAACGCAAGAGCCATTGCGATCCAGCGTTTAATTACAAACGATAAAGAAAACCTGGATACAAAATTCAAAGGGAATAAATTGTTTCCCAGTATCGATAAGGTTCCTACTATCGAAGAGATCAATAAGGGTTTGGCTAAGGGAAAGTATAAAGATTACCTGAATTATCTGAATGTCCCAGCAAATTCAATTGGTGGCCAGCCTGGACTTGGCGCAACCAGCAGTCAACAAATTGGAACCGGGCAGTCTCAATGGAGTGAATTAATCTTTCGCGCCTCTGAGTTGATCCAGGTGGGAACGGATACGGCTCGCACCCTGGCGAACGTGAAGGCCTGGAGATTCAGTCTAACTGTTGCAACTACCACGGTAGTAAAGATCGCTGCTTTCTTGTACGCAGGTACCTATGGTCCGGATCAGGGTCCGGATAGCAATCCAATCCTCTACCGGTATCGATATCGATCCTCTCTGACGGGAGCACGATCCACGCCTGGACCGGCTACAAGAGCTGGCGTTTTGCCGCGCCGGGGAAGCGTATCCGTAACTACCGTCGCATCTACTGATACACAGGTGGACTTGATTGATATTGAGCGCTTCGGTGGAACTCTTTCCGATTGGCATTATGTAGGCACGATCCCTAACGGCACGGGGCCTTTTATCGATACTCAATCCGATACAGCGATTGCGGCCAATCCCCCGCTGGAAATCGATACCCTATTACCCTTCCCGAGTATCGACATTCCCCGGAGTGGAGTTTGCACGATCGTAGGCACCAGCGTTACTCGAACCAGCGGTACAGACACTTTCAATACTTCCTGGGCACCGGGCACGCCTATCAAGATCAATGGAATCGTTTATACGCTTTACGGGCAGCCATCCTCAACTACTCGATTACAGGTAGTAGAGTCTGGTAATTCTCAAGCTGGTGTGACGTTCTACGTCGATGAGCCGGTCTTATTGGGGCAACCATTACCCTGTGCCTGGGGTCCGTCTAATGGTTTCAATTTCGCCGTGGGAGATCCCAGACAGCCGGGAGTTGTCCGGTTCACCAAGGGAAATGATCCAGACTCCGCGCCGGAGCATTATTTTGTCGAGCTGACTACTCCCTCCGACCCGCTCATGAATGGAGTCCTGTATGATGGCCGGTCTCTGGTTGCATCCACTTCCCGCTGGTTTGACTTGCGCCCCAGCGGAGATATTGATAATCCAATTGTTTCGCAGGAGCTTGCTATCGATCGTGGGCTATTTGCGTCCTGGGCTATTTGTGTCGGAGGCGGTAGAGTATGGTTCCTGTCTGACGATGGGATTTATTGGACAGCTGGCTCCGGTTCTACTTCGATCACCTTCAAAGATCTGCGGCCACTGTTTCCACATGACGACCAACCAGCAATTGCGGTAAATGGATTCCTTCCTCCAGACTTTACCGTCACGGAGAAATTGCGTTTATCCTGGGCCGCCTCCTGGTTGTTTTTTGATTACCAGGACACGGCAGGAAATCTTAGAACTCTTTCCTATGACACCGTGCTAGAAGCATGGTGGCCGGATAGCTTTGCCAAGCCAGTACAGCTTCATTATGGGGATGAAGGGGAGAGCCTTGCATCTCTTCTTTTGTGCAGTAATAACGGAAAGGTTTATACCTTTGGCGGAACTTCTGACGCAGGGACAGCAATCGCTGGACATTTCCGAACGGCGTCCATGGATTATGGAGACCCCAGAACCAGGAAACTATTTGGGGATTTATATCTGGATGCGGATACTAAATCTATTTCGATAACGGTTACTCCAGGATTCAACAACTACACAACCCTACTTACGCCGATCGTCCTCAATACTCCAACCCGGCAGGAGAACCCGTTTGATTTGCTCACCGGCTTAGGACAGCTGGCGCGTGACATTGCCCTGGATTTCGTTTGGAGTTCCACTACCGCAACTCCCTTATTTTATGAATGGGAATGTTCGGTTGTAAATAAACCAGAGACCTCTCTAAAGCGTGCGACCGATTGGGATGATGGCGGTATTCCGAATTCCAAATATATTCGCGCGGTATTGATTGAGGCCGATACGTTAGGGATCGAGCGGACGGTAACCATTCTGAAAGACGGTGGTGTCGATTCTGGCAATACGCTCTCCGTGAATAATAACGGGCAAGAATTACTGCCCTATCCACTGATTCCTTTTAACTCGCATCTGATGCGGGTCTATCCCACAGACGCCGATCAATGGCAGCTGTTTCGGGTCACGTTTATTTACGATCCCTACCCGGAGAATGCCGCGATCACCGGCAAGTGGACGGACTGCGGATACCCTGGCGCGAAATGGATGCAGGGAGTTCGTTTGCGCGCGGATACTAGTGGTGGGCCGGTGGATGTTCAGATCCAGGGAGACGGTGGAGTGTTGCAGACCACTATCCGAGCTACCCATAGAGGCCAGGAGATCGTTCCCTATTCCTGGAGGCCTCCATTTATCGCGCATCTGGTTCGCACTAAGCCTCTAGGGGATGCTGCAATCTGGGACGTTCCCGATACCGATTGGGTATATGAGCCCATGCCGGAGCTTACAAACTACTGGATTACACAGCCGACAACTCACGATCTACATGGCTTCGGCGTGATGCGTTGGTTTTACATTGCGGTTATCGCTGGAAATGAAGCGTCATTTACCATCACGACGGAAGCCGGAAGCACGGCAACATTTACTATTCCTCCAACCGGCACCCAGTATCGAAAGTTCTACTATGCCGATTTGGTTTTAGCTAGCGGCACGTGGCCGCTAAAAGGGAAAGCCTGGACCTATCAATTCACGGGAGGGCCGATCCGATTGTTCCTGAAAGATTGTGAGGTAGGAATTAAATCCTTTGGCGCGTCGGAAGTATTCGAAATCAAGATGCCGTTCGGTGATGTTTCCCGTGTATCCGGAGCGAAGATCTAATGGCAAATTGGTTCCCCAATTTAGAGGGTAAAGCTGACCCCAATGTAGCCTTAGCGGTAAGACGCGCTTTCGAAGCCGTGTATGGGGTGCAGGCTAAATTAAACACGGTCGTAGACTCTAAGCCCGTTACCCAGTCTCAGTTATCGGTTGCTTTTTCACCGGCTAATTTGCAATCCATGTTGCAATCCACGGGTCCAGCCGCGCTGAACGTGACGAATCTCACCGGGCAACTGATGACGAATCAGTATGCTTTTGTTCCAAAATACACCAGCGCCCCCAAGCTTAGCGATAAGAGCGCCAACGTAGGAGATGGAACGCTGATAAGTATTTCCAATGATCCTACTAGCCATAGCGCTGGTGTATTGTATCGATTCGATCAGAGACTAGAGGCTTATTTTCCGCAAGGAGCTATTGCGGTCACCTTGGAAGATACGCATGCCAACCGGGTAGCAAATTATGACGCTGAAGATTATGAGCCTGGGACGTTGTTCTGGGAAACAGATCGCACTGTTTTGTATTTGGCTGCTGGGCTGGTTTGGCAATACGCCTTAGGGATCATGTACGATCTGATCGCGAATCGGCCTACCGATCTCACGGCAGACGATGTTGGGTTTTTGTTTTATGCGAGCGATCAGAACACAACCTATCGCTGGGATGGAACGGTATGGATCGCCCAGGGCGAAATCGGAATTCTATTAGCCGATACCCATGCGAACCGGCTGATAAATTACCTCCCCGCTGATTTCCCGATTGGGGCGATGTTCTTTGAAACAGATCGCACTGTAGTGTACCGAAACGATGGAACGGATTGGATCTATGTAGACGGGACCATGAAGGCCGTGTTTGCGGATGAGCCTATTGATTTAGGAGTTCCGGACGCTGGATTTATCTTTTATGCTACCGACCAGTTTATTGCCTACTACTGGACGGGAACAGTCTGGATGGGATATGGGGCTCTGGGAATTACCTACAGGGACACACATGCCAACCGGGCGGGTTACACTCCGGCTGATTTCCCGATTGGGGTTTTGTATAACGAGTCAGATCGGTTTTCGCTCTATCGAAACGATGGAACGGATTGGGTACTGGTTGTCGCCTGGATGTACGATATCGCTGCGAATAGGCCAGCGGATTTAGGTTTGCCGGATAACGGATTCCAGTTCTACGCTTCTGATACCACCACCTTGCAATATTGGGATGGAACGGATTGGATTGCTATTGGAACCTTGGGAGTTATTTTAACCGGAACCCTGGCCGATCAAGCTCTGTTTCTTCCCGCTGATTATCCTATCGGATCTCAATACTACGCCACTGACATCCAGGCGCTTTACTATAATTCCGGAACTGCATGGTTATTTATGGTGGGATTCCATGCGGGACTGTTTGCCGATTTGCCAGTACTTGGGGCGACGGATGCCGGGTATCAATATTACGAAACAGATACCGGAGTGTTTGAGTATTGGGATGGAACGACGTGGCAAGGTATTACCGCAGGGGGGGGTGGTGGTGCTCCTGCGACTGCTACCTATATCACCCAAGTTCCGGATGCTGGCCTTAGCGCAGAACAAGCGCTTTCCCTATTGGCAACAGGTGTCCTGATGAGTACCACGGCTACCGGGGTTGTCAGTATTGCCACTTTCCCGGATCTTCCTGGACCTGGGGCTTGGGATGCTTATACTCCGACCACGAGCAATCTCAGTTCGGTTACTGCAAGTGGGGCTTATAGCCAATTCGGTAAGACTTGTAATTTTCGAGCCTACGTCCAAGGTACCTCTAATGGCTCTAATCCAACAATCACTTTGCCATTTGCTCCAGTAACCAGCAATCAGTCTTTTAGTGCTGGGGTTACTACTGGTGGAATTACAGCGACCGGAGTTTGCAGGCTATCTGGTTCAACTATGACAGTTTGGATCGGTGTCAACTTCCCCTATACGAATCTCTTGGTGTATGAGATCGAAATAAACGGGACCTATGAAACGGTGTAATCAATATGACCTATCGAGTTCTGGAAGTATCTGAATGGTATCTAGTACAGAAAGAATTTGACGATCGCAATATTCCCATGCCTGATCCCAGATTCGCCATGGTTATAGCTGCATTTGAGGGCACCGAAGACGACTCTACGCCAGTGATGGCTGGGTTCATAGTTTTGCAAATGCAATTCCACGCCGAGCCATTGGTTGTTTATAATCCGCTGGCTACCAGAGGTTTAATTTCAACCATGGAAGAAGAGTTAAGCAAGCGCGTAGGGAAGACTCATTACTATGTTTTTGCAGAAGGAAGAGTTGCGGAACTGGCTAGGGCGATGGGAATTGAGAGGGTTGATATGGACATTTTTAAAAAGGCGGTAGAATAATTCCATTATGCCCTTCCTCGTGCCAGCTATTCCGGCTATCGCCTCCCTGGTGGGTGGAGGGGTGGCAAGTAAATTATTCGGTGGTCCCTCGCAACAACAGAAGGATGTTAATAACTCCATCCAGCAGTTAGCGTCGGCCACAGGCAGCAAAGGACTTAGTTTTTTAGATCAGGCCCAAGCCAATCTCGCGGGGCCTCAGAATTATTTCCAGTCTATCTTTAGCGGGAATCGTGGTCAGGTCTCTCAATCCCTCGCGCCGGATATCTCGCAGACCAATAGCGGCTTCAATGTCGCCAAGCAAACTGCTACGGATTTGGCTCCGCGATCGGGAGGGAGAGCCACACTGTTTAATCAGCTACCATTTCAGCAAATGGCTACCATTAATAACTTGTTCTCTAGCGCGCGCACAAATGCGGCGGATGCCCTGAGCAAGCTCGGCCTGGGAGTAGGACAACTAGGAACGTCTGCAATCGGTTCCGGGATGGCTGGGTTTGGGGGATTAGGGAATAGCTTAGCGTCTCAACAGCAGAAATCATACGATACCGGCAAGGAAATGGGATCGGGAATCTATAACATCGCCAAGTCCGTTGACTGGGGCAAGCTCTTTAAAACGGGAGGCGCGTAATGGGATCTTTTGCGGGAGTATTAGCAGGGCTTGGAGGCGAAATCCAGCGTGAGAATATTCAGAAAGCTGCCGTTGAGCATGAAGCTTATCAGAACCTCGCCGCCCAATACGAAAAAATGGCAGAGAGCGCCACGGATGAATTCGCGCCGGAACTCCTGAAGGCTGCTTTCGCGATCCGCAGTACGCCTCCGGGAAAGAAGCCGCCCAAGGAAGCTACGGACACCCATGCTTTGATGGTTCGTCATCTTGGGAAGGGAATTCAGGAGGGGAGGTTTGATGTTCAGTCTCCCATTGAGAAGCCTCCGCAAAAAGAGTCTGTAAGCACTGAGGTAAATTTCCCAGGCGGTGCGGAGGGTCAGGGGGGAATGCCTCGCATGGAGACCACCGGGCCAGCAGAGTATCAATTGCCGACGCCTCCGGTCCCTACGTATCTAAATCAGGCCATGCAGGAGGGCCAGCAGAATCCGCAGAGTGCCCAACCTGGATCGGATTCCCCTCCTCCAGTGAGCGGCATGCCCAGTCCTGGGTTTGGAACTCCTGCGCCGTTACCTATGGCGATGCCGCAATTGCCTCCACCCCCGCGACGGCAGAATGAATTCTCGCGCGATGGAGAACAGTATGCGTATTACAAAAACATTCCGAATACGCCGGAGGAGGAGCGCCAGTCACAGGTTCAAGATTTGCGCGCCCTCGTGGATCTCGCACGCTCCATTGATTTAACTACGCCGGTTCAGATTGCTAATTTCATTCGGAACAAACAGGTAGAAGCCGCTGGGAATGGAGAGCGTTGGGCCAGCGCCGGGGGCAACTGGATCTTTAATGTCGCCACGGGAGACCTGAAGCGTGCCGGAACCAGTAACGTAAAGCTCGCTCCCGATGAAGTCCTGATAAATGAAGATACAGGAGAAAAAATAGGGCAGGGATTGCCTAAGATCCCGCCCCCTCCTACCGGAGCGTTTAACAATGCCCTGGCTGCCTGGAAGAACGAACATCCTGGACAAGAGCCAACCTCCAGCGATATCGAGAAAATCCAGCGCAATATGAGCGCTTCCGGTGAACCTCTATCCCAGGTTATGGTTAACGGCGTTCCTACTTGGCTGCCTCGGTCCCAGGCCATTGGTAAGCCCGCCGTACGAACCGTATACGCCGCCGATAGCACTCCTACTACAGGTGGACAACAGGGTCTTAGCTTAACCGCGCCTCCAACCGTTCCACAGGGGACGCAAGACCAGCTAGCCGGGATTAAGAACGCTTACGATCAATTTAAAACGGTCGAGACGATGTTTAAAGACCCGCAATATCAGGTGCAGGGTCCTGCTCTGGGCCGGGTTAAGATGTATGAGATTGACAAGCTGGGTGGCTCCGGGGCGTCTGAGACGGAAATTGAACTTGCGAATCGTCTCAGCACTCTGTTAACAAGTCAAGCCTTCCAGAACGGCGGCAAGCAATTAACGGGAACAGAATTGGAGCGGTTTGTTTTAAACACTCCATCCCTGAATGACACTGTTCAGCAGGCATTGACAAAAACCAAGGTAGCCCTGGAGATCTTGCGGAACAACTACAACACGCGGCGCTCTATGTTAGGGCCTCGCCAGGAGGGACAAATTCCACAGATTGAAGGTGGTGGAATTTCAGCTCCCCCAGGAAAGATTAAAGTGATTCGCAAATCAGATGGTCAGCCAGGGACTATTTCAGAGAGCGCTTTCGACCCGGCTAAGTATGAGCGGCAATAAAAATGCCTGACGATTTCATTCCAGATAATGACGGCTTTGAGGCGGATGGGTTTGTTCCCGATGGACCTCCACAAACGCTTGACCAAAAAGCTAAGAACGCAGCCTCGGCCCTGAAAGATAAAGCGGCTAAGTATATCCGAAGCGGCCCAATCAGCAAGCCACCTAGTGCCAATACGATGGTCGGGGATGTATTGACTGGTTTCGGTTCCGACATCGCGAAAACCGTATTCGAGGGGGGTGATCTACTTCGCAGGGCGGTCGGGATGGATCGTGTTATTGATAGCCCAGAAGTACAAGCAAGTATTACTCCTCCTCCGACCATAGCCGGAAAGACTGGAGCATTAGCGAGTACGATTTTGCAGTTCGCATCCCCTAGTGGACTAGTAGGGAAAGGCGTTAAGGCGGCTGAAACATTAAGCGCCGGAACTAAGCTGGCGCGGGTTGCTCCTTATGTCGCGCGCGTTGCAGGCGAAGCTGGGGCTGCGGGAGCGGTTGAAGGGTTGCGCTCCGGTGGCGATACCGGAGAGATAGGCAAGGCGGCACTGTTAGGGGGAGCGGTTCCGGCGATCGCTGGTGGTGCGCCTCTTTTGATTCGGGGGGCAAGCGATCTACTGGGTAAGACTACTGGGGCCGGGGGAGAAGCCGTACGCACGGCAGCAACCACTACGTCACGACGGTTTAAAGATGCGATGCGAAATCGAGTCACCGAAACTGAAATCGTCAGCGACTTAAAGAACGCAGTTAAAACTGTTGCCGACAACCGCCGCGTAGCTTATCAGGCTCAGCTCTCCGGTTTAAACCCTAAGATTCAAGTCCCTAAACTGCCGGTTGGCCAGAGCATGATGAACGAGTTTAAGAATTATCGCATCAACACTAAGAGCGGCCTTCATAATCTTGACTTCTCGGGGAATCATAAGCTAGACGGAATCACGCGGAAAGAAGATCGCCAATTAATCCAAGATGCCGTAAACAAGATCGTGCTTTCAACGGATCAATCCCCCGCTGGGATGGACTCCTTAAAGCAGCTTATGTATGAATATGCCGATGCCGCAAGCCCTGATATCGCGCCATTTTTTAATCGACTTGGGGGAACCATCCGCACGGAATTAGAGAACAATGTCCCCGGTTACACGGAGATGACCAGGGACTACTCTAAGGCTTCAGAGTTATTGAATAATGTACGATCGGAGCTTTCTGCTAACGCAACAAACCCAGGCACGACTATCCGTAAACTATCGTATGCCCTCAACCAGAACAATGATTACCGGAAGATCCTACTGGAATCCTTGGATGCTGCCGCTGGAAGTGAATTAAAAGATACTCTGGCGGGATATTCCATGCGTCAGGTAATGCCAAGGGGATTACAAGGAACTTTAGCCTCAACCCCCCTGGCTGTTGGTGCGTATTTACACAGCCCCGCTGCGGCAGCTACGGCTGTATTTGCTTCTCCTCGGGCCGTGGGTGAGTCTCTGGCGCTGCTTTCCACCCTCCGGAGGGGTGCGCCATCGATGCTAAAGAAGGCGGTTCAGCCGGTGACAAAGGGGACCGTGATTGATCTGCTAGAAAAGCCGCCCGTTCAGCGGTAGTATCGTAAATCCCTTCCGCCATTTCCGCTTTAGCCAGATCGCTGATAACCTGTTTGCGCTTCGAGTTGAAATCCTCCTCGAATAGCTTTTCATACCCTCGTGTCCCCGGATAACACCCATACGAGCGGAAGAATCTCTCTCGATTCTTACTGGCATTAGACTCTATTCTCCGGCGCTCCTCCATTGGGGCCTTCTTCAGCGTACTCCCGCCGTGATGAAGGAAAGGAATGCTGATAGATACCGCAGGAATACCGGCGCGATGAAGCCTGACATGAAAGTCGTTGTCTTCGTAATACGCTCCTACATACTCCTCATCGAACCCGCCGACCCGTTCCCAGGCCCAACACCGGATCAGGAAGCAAGAAAAATCCGGGTGGTTCCTTGCAGTAATCATCCGATCGTAAACCAACTCATCCTTATGACGCCTACTAACGCACGTCACCATACCCGATTCACTGCCGTCGCCCTCGTTCCAGATAGGGATCGCCCAGCAGTGAAGAGACTCGTAAGTTTCAGGCAGGAGTTCGGTATCGTTATTCACAATAAGCGCGTCTTCATATCCCCGCGCCCAGGCAAATCTTAGGGCATCATTCCAGAGAGTAGATACGCTTGCGGTGTAATTGTAAGTCGTCCGAAAGATCCTTGCATCTCGCTCCGCTTCCGATCTAGCCCAGGCCGTTGTACCGTCTGAGCTGTTATTGTCCACGATCAGGATGTTTGGGCGTAGATGCTGTAGTTTTAGAGAAGCGAGACAGGCTTTGGATAGTTCCAGGCCGTTGCGGCATGTTAAGACGATCAATCCTGGATTCATTTCACGGCCTCCAATTCCGAGTTTAAGAAACAAGACTCATCCCAGCCGGTCGTGTCCCCACCCATCCGGTTTTTACTTATCCGTCCGCATGCCAAACATCTCCACATAGATCCTTCCGGCGCGATGCATCCCGCTTCAAACGCGGCATTACTGGCTTGCTTTTCTTCATCTGTCATTTAATAGCCTCCATACCTAAAATCCACCAGTCTTTTGCGATGTCCGCTCCCGGAATCTCCCGATGGTCAAACGTAATAGCTTTCTTCCACGGGGCGCACTGGAATAGGTATTGATACAGGCTCAAGCTGCCATAGCCCCACTTGTGCCGATCCGCTTCGTCGCCCATGTAGGCACCGTAGAGATTGGTCATTAAAACCTGTAAATTAATCCGATCCTGAAAGAAGCCCTTCATTAAATTTGGAATATCAGGCACGGTTACAATTAAACTACCGCCAGGAGCTAGGATTCGGTAGCATTCTCTGATGACATGATCCGCCTCATTGCATCCGAAGTGTTCTAAGACGTGATGCATGACGATGGTTTTTGCGGAGTTATCCGCAAACATGGGCATGGATACACCGTCAGAGATGATATCCGGGGTCCACTTTGCTTGTACGTCTACGTTTATCCAGGGGGAGGAAAACTTGCGCTGACCGGAACCTAGATTGATCTGGCAATCATTATTCATAAACAACTCCTGGGTACCGCGTTTTCGTATTCGCTCCAGGACTCAGCTCTCCACCGGTTTGCTTAATCCCCGCGTCATAAACCACCTCCGGCCAGACCGCTCCTACTCTTCCCCCGGTAGCGCGGATACGCTCACAGAATTCGGTATCTTCGCTTTGGCAGGGACCGGAGTTGCCCGTTTCCACCTGAGGGCCGAACTTATCCCATGTCGCCCACTTCATGAAGTGAGAAGTACCGGCCAGGGCTCCGTATTCGCGGAGGACACACGCGGGCTTATGAGTTCCCCCAATCCAGCGATCATGATTAATGGGCTGGTGATAGTGATGATTCTGGCCGCCGATTAGAACGAAGCGCTCAACCTTGTATTGTTCATAAGCGGAGTGAAGGATATCCAGCCAGCCAGGAGTGAAATAGGAATCGTTGTCCGCGAGGTAGAGATATTCCCCGCGCCCGAAACGATGCTGGCTCCAGTAGACCCCGAGATTGCGGAGCTTGGCTAGATTGTGATCCGAGTTATGAACTTGAATCCATTCCAGGCTCCTAGGGTCTTCTGGCCACAGGCGTGCGGTATCGCTTTCATAATCACCTGGGTGAGCATCGTCTCCGATTACCGTTAAATTGAAAGCACTTCGCGCAGTGTTTTTTAACAGCGTGTCGATAGACTGCTGAGTTAAAGCTCGCCTGCCATGTACCAGCATTACAATATTGGTCATAGTCGCCGCCAGCAACCAAGAGTTCCAGATAACCCTAACTGGTTCCAATATGGGCTTTTCAGTGACTTGCTCAAAACTCTTTCTACATCGGGAAGTGAATCGCGGCCATAGTCATGAGCACAAAGAATTCCACCAAACCTAATGCAATACTCAGCCATCTTTACATCTACCAATAACCCGGCCTCGGTGTGATCGCCATCGATCAAAAGCAAATCAACGAAAGGGGGCAATTGACGGATATTTAAAACGTCTTCCGTTCGCATTTGATATACAACATGAGGCACACCAATTTTCCAGGCCATATCATGCCACTGGGCCGCAAAATCAGGCTGCACTGTCCAAGGGTCAATATGAACCGAAAGGAAATTGTCTCGCGCACACTGAAGGATTAGCGAGGAAGACCGGCCAATCTGACAGCCTATCTCCGTCACGATGCCGCCTTTTGGAACCTCCAACAGTAGATCGTAAAGCGCGCGCAATTCCGTGTCGTCAAACGCGGTCTCCGACGATACCCCGCGAGTAATTTGCATTGCATCTTCAAAAGCGATCATAAAACCTCACCTCCAACCCTCAGCGGTAATAAGTCTCGAAACTCCTCATAGATAAAAACATGCGGCTCCTGATGGTCTCGCTCCATCGTTGTCCCGCGCTCCTTGCACCACTCCGCGTATTCAGCTTTTGTACTCGTTCCCCCTCCGCGATGCAAGCATTTCACGCCAACACATCTAACCTTCCAGCCCCTCCGCGCCGCCATCAGGCAAAGATAGGCATCATACATGTGGAAATTGTGCTTAAATCCAGCCCAGCCATCGATCTGATTCAGGAACTCAGTCCGCACGGCCATAAAGAAGCCATCCACTACGGCAACATCCCTACGGCCCAACCCGTGACCGCCATGGATTTCCCAATCCTCCTGATTGGATCGATAATCAATGCGTTGAAGCTGGTTGGTACGGTAGGGAATTTTGTAGATATCAGGCAAGCCGATCCCGCTTGCGCCGCCCAGGCCGACGATAGCTACCTTGGGATCACAGAACTCGGCCATTACCTGTTCATACCAGCTGGAAGATAGATGGTCATAAATCAGCACGTCATCATGCATGAAAACGATTACGTCATAGCCCTTTTGTTGGCGATAGACAGATTGAAGCGCCGGGACAACTCCGCAATTTGGTTCGTTATGATATACGGAAACGTTTGCAGCTATTCCGGTGGTGGATGTTTCGAAATCGCTTAGCTTGCGCGTGTCTGTGGTGATTGTTGTTGCGATAAAACTTAGTTGTTTTTCCATTTAGCTGCTCTCCAAGCCAGATTCCACAAACATAAATAAAAACAAGAAAAGCTAGTAGGACAAAGAAAAAATCGATCATTTTCTGAACGTCTTCATCTTTCATTTTCAGACGAGCCCCTTCCGTAACCACTTCCGCCACACCGGACCCAAGTTCGGCCAGTCCAAATGATTCACCAGCTTGGTACAATCCAGCTCGCCATAAATAGCCAAACATCGTTGAAGAGAATCTCGCACATCCACGGCAGAATAAAGGGCGCGCCTCACGTTATGACTGGTATCGATCACGCTGTATTTCGGAGGGATAGACCCGTGATCCGTCAGCTCTCCGGCAGCGCCATACTCGCCTGTAACCACAGGGATTCCACAGCTCAGGCTTTCCGCAACCGGGTAACAGAATCCCTCCCCGCCGCTAATAACGACCGTGGCATCACACGCGGAATACCTCCAGGCCAATTCCTTATCGGAGAATGACCGGTCTTCGAAAATAATCCTGTCACCGGTTAATCCGTACTCGACGGCGAGGGCATTCAAGTTCCAGTAATTCACTAGCCGGTCGGTATGAATCCATAGCTTGGGCCGACCCGGCATCAGGGCAATAGACTCTAAGACCACCGGCCACTGCTTACGCGCGGTGTTGGACATCACGCAACCGATGACGATTTCCTTCTCGCTAACTCCCCAGCCTGATCGTGCAATCATGCGGTCCTGAGGCTGGAAAACGGAGCGATTAATACCGTGTGGAATCCAGTCCACATCAGGCAGCTGAATAGAATTCTTCGTGATCTGGTGGCCCCATTTAGAGCTGAGTAGAACCCGGCTGTAACGGGCGAATACTTCCGCACATTCCAAGGGAATCTGACTGGGAATAATCCCCGTTGAATCCTGCATGAAATAACCCCAGCGCTCGAAATTGCCGTAGGTCAGGAAGTTTTGCAGCTGAGGAGATAAGCCAGTGGGATCGGCGAACCAGACCAAGCGGCTGGCGTCCCAGAGAGTGAAGATGATTCCCGGCTGGCCTTGGCTGAGATCGTCCCAGGCGTCCTCGATTTTCGATTCGCCCCATTGTTCGTGAGCGGCGAAAGCGTATTGCGCCCAGGGATTCTTGGCACGTCCCATTCCGCCACGGCCCAGGTAGCCAACCTTGAATTCCGGCATGGAAGAGAGAAGCCAAGCGAGATCGTTGCCGAGCCTGCCCAGGCCGGTCTTTTGATCTGGGGCGTCCCCTAGTAAAAGTATGGGAACTGGCTGGTTTAAATTAAACTTGCTCATTTCGATACCGGTGCCCCCGCCTTTTTCAGTTCTCGCTCAACTCTTCCGTCTTCACTTTTCCGTTTCCCCCGCAAAACCATCTGCACGAACTGTGGCGTAACCTTGGGCCGTACTTTATCAGCAATCTCAGATAATCTCCCCCGGTTTTCCGCGACCCACTGAGCAGCTTTCTGATCCCGGCTGTTCATTCGTCCTCCCCGTCTGAAATATCCTTGAACCGGTGTTCGATATACGATTTCCCGGTTTTCATGGACTTTTCAATTACTTCAGGCTCGACGCCGTTTTCGATCAGCGCCATTTTATCCAGCGTTTTCTTGCCGGGAACCTCACGGGAAATGAAGCACAACTTTTCAAAGCGGAACCCGATCATGCCGGTTTCGTTCTGGAGGGTTTCCAGCTCATCCTTGGTCTTGTCCATGCGGGTTTTATTGGCCTTCATCTCCAGGTCCAATTCAGCCAATTTGGTAAGCAGGGCGATTATCCTCTTGCGTGATTTCAGCTCTGCCACCTCCCGTACTTCCGGAAGGGTTTTAAATGAAAACTTTGCTACTTTATCGACCGTTTTGGCGACCGTTATTTTTTCAGCCATATTTATTTACTCTCCCGGATACGCGGATTACGTTTATTCCATGCAGCAACACGGCAGCGTGGGCTACAGTAACTCTTGCCCTGGTTGGCATTAGGCCCCTTGAGTTCGATAGACTTTCCACAGCCTGGGTTTTGGCAGATATTTTGAGATTTCATCCGTCCAACTCCTCGAAACAGGCCCCGATTTGTCCGTTTGTCAACTCGCCCAGACTGTCAATCATGTAACCCATTTGCAGCTCAACCCACCGAACCGCGCCGTCAACATCGTATTCCCACTGATTCGTATGTTCGTTAAAATCCGATGTGATTTCACCGGCAATACTCAACATCACCAGCAGTTTATTAATCTGCTCATTGCTTACCTGCTGCGGTCTCCGGACAGTGGCTACATGTCCCGGATGAAACAACCCCCGCTTCTTTTGCTGTGTCATAAAACCCCCGCTTCATGAATCGCTCTCCAAAGATTGTTAATTGGGATCTTCTTTAGCGTTGCTACGCTTAGGCGATTACTCATCCAGCCATCCGGGATCAGAGCCAGAGCTGAATCAGAACAATCGACCATATGGCCGTCTGCTGGCCGCTCATCATGGATGCTGTTCATGTACGTCCAGGTGGTTGCCTGATCGATAATTCGCAAGCATTTCTTTTGAATGGAATCGGACCACTTTTTTTCCCAGCCAGGATAGGGCGTGATGACGTGAACTGGTTTGCCGATGTCCAGGGCGGTCAAAGCTACAGCCTGATCCCAGCCCGGTTCTATGCCGCAGATTATTCCATCGATCGAATCCCATTCCAATTCGCCCAGGACAAAGTTAGAGAGCACATCCAGGGATAACCCCAGGTCCCGGCAGGAAGGTCCGATTGTCATTACTGCTCCCATACGCCTACTTCCATGGCATTTATTCCCACTCCGTGCTCTCCTCGAAAAAATCCAGTTGCGTTACCGTATGTTCCATAAGGGCTTGCACCAAGGTCCTGGCGTCTTTAAAATCTGACGGGTGCCTACCCTTGAGTAAATTCGTTCCATACTTCAAGCCCTCCGGTGTCATCTGCCGAGCCAGGGCCACAATCTGTCCCCGCTTGTTTCGCCTGAGAACAATGTCGAGCTGCTTTATCTTCATTTGGCGTAACGAGAGAGCGGTTTCATCTTCGGGATGTCGCCTAGTTCCTTGGCAGCGGCCTTCCATTCGTTTTTCCAGGAGCGTCCGCAATTCCCGCAGATCCCCTCCGGCGCTATGGTTGTGATCTTGTTCCCACAGATACACTCCATATGAAAACTCATGATGTGATTGCCCCCACAACCTTTTTTGCAATTGCCGAGCCGAGCAATCTGAACTTTCCCGATCGCGTCTGCCATGGCACTGAAGCCCATTCCTCTACCTCCGCATTAAACATTTGTCTGGCATTCTTAAAATGCCTTGCGATGTACCGCGCCTTGTCATCGATTCCCGGTAATTGCATGGCGAGCTTTTCCGCGAGGGAAACCGGACGCCGTTTTAAGAACAAACCCAGCGAGCCGGATTCAGCCGGAGCATATACGACATCATGAGATTTGTGCTCCTCCCAGGCTTTCTCGTTCCACATCCGGTATTGGTCAACGATGAAGCCTACCGTTTCCTTTTGTGTCGAGGTTCGCCAGGGGATTAATCCAGCTCGCAGGGTCAATCCCATTACAAAATTAGTTATGGAGCGAGTATGAATACCGTTCCCGCGCCAGCTGCCCCGGTCTCCGATTTCGAGGAAGCCATTACTATCTGGCCTCCATATTCCTTCGATAATCAGATAGCCATAATCATAGTTTTCTGAAATCCCTGGTAGCTGGTGACCGGCTAATCGAAAATCCTGCATGCATGCTACAAGATCCTCGATTCGTTTCCGTTCAAATACCACAGAGCAGAGACCATTTGGCCCTTTGCCTTCAAAGTCGAAATCACCATACTCCAGGTGCGTTTTTTCGACGTTAATGCCATAGGGCTTAAACAGGCCGGTAAGTTCCCCGGACCCGATGCGGGAATCGACACGAATCATTCTGGGTCGTCGATCTTTTCTGTAGAAATAACCAGGGTGCGGCTGCAATCAAACTCGCTATGGTTACGCGCTTCCATTTCAGCTACAGCAACGGCCTCGGCGAGAGTTTCCGCTTCGAAGTTTCCTTCTAGCTTGAATGTTGTCGTAATGAAAATTTTTGCTCTTATCATTTATTCCTCCCAATTTATAACTGTCATTAAGTTATCCCAGGTGATGTCTTTACCCTTCATCCCGTAATCGTCCAGCATGCTCCCTTCGATTAGAGGATTACTCTGGCACTCCCGGACCCGGACCTTGAACTTTTCATCCAGATTGTTGGATTTATCCTTGCTGACCATTTCAATTTCGCAATTGATAAAGTAGCCCAGCTTGGAGCAGCCCTCGGCTTTGTTTTTGCCGGTATCCGCAGAGATCTTCTTGCCCTGCTTATCTACTTCGCCGGTCTCTTTGTAGATGTCGGCAGAGCGGTGGAGCAGAATCAGGTTTTTGTGTTTCAGGGCCGCGATAAAATCCTGCATGTCCTGATTCGGAACCGCGCGCGAGAACATATCGATACGATTTCGCCGCCCGAAATGGCTGTATAGAATCCAATCCCAAAAAGCGGTATTAGAGTCTACGACCACGGTAGCGATATCGGGGTGTTCTGCCAGTTTCATGGCGTCTTCTAATACGCGCCGGTAGAGAGTCGTGTAGCGTTCCTTGATTTTGTCCTTTTGCTCCTGGATATCGCTATCGAGCAAAGAGAGCGCAATAGCTTCCGTTGGGAGCATAAAAGGCTTATCCGGCGCGATAACATATTTGCCTAGTGATTTCGCGATTGGTTCAAAGGTGCGCTTGGATTTTAGATCCAGGGGCAATAGGCCGATCGGATCGGGAGCCGTGGCGGCAAAGCGAGTCTTGCCGGAACCTTCCTCACCATAGATAGAGATAGTAGGCTTGTCTGTTGGCGAGATATCGCTGGTAAATCCGGCTATCTTAATCTCTCTTTGTTTCATTTGATAGTTTTCCCGCATGCTCCACAGAAACGGATTGACCCGGTTGGCCATTTTCTTGTGAGGGTCTTAAAAAATATTCTGGCGTATCCAACAATGCCATGGCCTTGATAAGGGCACTCCGCAACTCCCGCTTGCCCCAGAATGTCACGGCGGCGCTGTCGTCATCGTTATGGTGATGAACAAAAGGGCCAGAGAGGTGCGTAATTCCTGGCTGTTCTCCTAATTTCGTTGGAGGGGTTTGTAGCGCAACCGGTAATTCCAGATAAAAGCGAATCCCCGTGAACTCGCCTTTCTTTACTAGCTCTACTCGCTGCGTGATCTCTTCCGCGTAAATGTTAACTCTCATAACCTATCTCCTTTAATTTATGACCTTGGTTTTCTTGATAATCCAATACTTGATTGCCTGCATGATAAACAGATAATCATCTCCCTTTTCATCCGACACTAATAACAACCCGGCTGAGGGATCTGTCTTTAGCGCCGTGGGCCGGTGAATCTCTACCGTCGTCCCATTCGCGAAAAACACAGTTATCTTTGCAATGTTCATAAGTGCGCCTCCGCAGTCGCCTTATCTTTGTTCTTTAAAATCACGTTCGCCCAAAACCTATCTAGCTCCTGCTGTGAATACTGCAATGTGTAAGTTACGTACTTCGGGAACGGAGGACGATAATTCCCGTTCATCCAAAACACATGCAGGCGCGCCCTGGTGAGGCCCATCATTTTGCAATAGGCCGCCATTTGCCACATCCAAATACGTTCCTTGGTGATATCGGGCCGGGTATGCTGACTCTTCCAGGTAGCTTTAAATTCCTCTAACTGTGCGCCGGTAATCCCATCCGGGCTTGCATAAATACCATCTAAATTCTGTTCGCCGGGTTGCCAGATTAACTCAGGTGGCCATAACCCTACGAGATAGTTCTCCATGGCCACACCAACCGCAATACACCAGGGGCAATCGTCGGTAGCGTCTTCTTTATTCAGGAATCCAGAGGTTTGCAGAACGTATTTGATTACGCCGGAAACATGGACCCCGGAGGAGCGCGGAGATTTAACCTGTGGGCGGTTAACCCATTTAAAGAGATCGGCCCATTCCAGGGTTATTTCTTGTTGATCTATCAGGACTGGCATCTTTTAACCCGCTTAAATGGAAACCGTCACAGTACTGGCATTTGTAAATCTTCAACCGGCCATGCTTGTCCCGGCCCTCAATTGCTTCAAGGCGAGTTGCGAAATATCGTTTCCGCTTACAGCCCCAGGCTTCTTTTACCTTGGAAAACTGAGCGTACTTGTTCATGGATTTGGTGGGGCGCTTTGTTTCATGCTGGGAAAGTGGACACCCTACAACCGGATCTCCCGGAAGACCATGCGCGCCCCGTATGGGTGAATTAACTAGCTTTCACCGAGACGATATCGTGGATATCTTTGAGCGTGGCGCGGTCTTCGGCGGTAAAGCCATCGCCCGTAGAAACAGGAATAGGAGTATCGGCAAGAGAAACGAATCCCAGCTCGCCGAATGGGCTAATTCCTGGTCCGTATCCTTGAGGAATAACGATCGGCAGAGGGTCTTGTTTTACTACCCAGGTGGTTGGTTGGGGGGTGGGGGTGAAGGTAATGGATAATACCGGGCCGCCATCCGCAGAGATCAGGGAGAACACGCCGGGGGAATCGATTCCGTTTAACTGGGCCGAGATTCGTTTCGCTTCTCCCACGTCGATAAACGTGCCGCTGCTTGGTAGTTCAATTCGGTAGTAAACGCGATTCCGGTCCCCGTACAAAAGACTGTGTTGTTGAACATCCAAGACTTCCTTGATCGCAGTTGGAGTGTTGAGGTCCGCTGAAATGCGATCCGCGTAGTGATTTACTTCATCCCAGGGGACAAAGAGAAACCACATGCCAGGATCAATGCTCTCCATGGCCCCGCTGAGATAGTTGGACTCCGTGGTTACATTGGGCTCTGTCAGGTCGGCGAGAAAAGCCTTGTAGCTGGGATAGGTTCGTTTCCCCGGAATATTGGGAACAAACGTAGATCCCTTTGCTTTTACGCTGACAATTCTCGGTGCTCCGTCAGCGCCCAGGACTTCCAGGGAAACGGTTACATCGGCGTCATTTGGGAAAGGAGCCTTCGGGATGTAAAGGCGGATTGGTTTGGTCGGATCGAATGGGGTAGCCTGTAGATCCGCTGCCGTGGTTTGGCGGAATCGCGGGTCAAGTGCTTGTGTTTGAGAAATGAATGCCATTTAGATAATCTCCTTTAAAAGGGGTTAAAAATAAGGGCGATCCTAGCTATCGAATCGCCCTATTGAACAAGGAAAGAAGTTAGTCTTTCAAGGTCCCGAAGACAACCGTCTTGGCTTCCACGTCGGTCGCCATATCAAACAACCCGGTATTCTTTTTCAGCCATGCCACATCTTTAACCAGGGCCAGCACAGGAACATGCAGCTTGGCATCGACGTTGTTGTTTTTGAGCGCGGTGGACACGCGATTTACCAGAGTCTTGAAACCAACCTTGGTACCGTCCAATTCAGCGGACAAAGCTTCCATGATCGGTTGGATAGCTTTCTCGGCTGCGTCGTCGGGCTTGCTGGCGGCTGCTTCGGGCTTGCCGGAAACAGTACCTTGAGCTGTCTTTTTACCCAGGCTGACAACTTTGTCCACGATCTTCTGGGTATAGGTAAAAGCTCCATCCCCCTCGCCGGATTTGACCTGTATGCCTTTCATGTAGAACACGCCGCCGATCCAATCCGGAGCCCATTCCCGGTTCAGGAACAATTCTTCGACCTTGCCCAGTAGCGATGTACTCAAAGCCGAGATGCCGCTATTGGAATTGATTGCCGCACTAGCGTTAACGATGAAAATCGTATTGCCTTCCGCGCCGGGTTTAACACCCTGATCCTCAATGTCGGTATCGTCCGGAGTATCGCCCTTACCGGGATGCCAGTTGGTAATCCCCTTGCTTCCCAAGCTGAATTCAATGGATTCAGTCAGCGGATTGTCATGCTCATCGGTGAGCGGTTCCAGATTTTCATCCAACCGGTTTACATCCCATACGAGGGCCGTAAACGGCGAGCGCGCGATATAGTCCTTCTTCTTTTCCTTTGGCTCGCGTGGTTGGATCACCTTGAAAGATGAATTAACAACCTTTACAAAGCCTTCCTTAAAAGCGAAATTGCTGCTCTCTTGGGCATTCTTCGGGTGCAATAATCCTGCCATATACTTCCTTTTCTCCTTGATTGTTGGGTTACGTTGCCGCTGTTATTTGCAGCCCGTAATTAGAAACACTATCACGATTTTGTTTAAATTCAACTGAAAAATAATTAAGCTATTTTCTGCGGCGCAACAGGTACTTGACTTATGTTCAGAATATTGAACCAACGGGGAGCCAGGGCTTTATTGCGGAAGAAAAACCAACTGATAGAATCATCCACAATAAACACCTCGCACCAGTCTTGATACGACCGCGTACCGCGCCCAGCAGCTTGCACTAGATCTTGCATTGCTAGGTAATTTACATATTGTGCGTTCCTTTCTAATCGAGCCTGCATTAACTTGTTTCGGGTATCCGGGAAGGGGAGCTTGGCGATGATTTGATATTCGCAATCAGCCCCAGGGAAATCCCAGCCCGTAGAAAAGGACGGAGACACCAATATAGAACCCGGTCCCATTTGCTTGAAGCGTTCGAATATCTGGGTGGCGCTTTCTGAGTCTGGTTCCGATGAATTCGCAACCATCCTCCCGCCGAATTTAGAGTGTTCAATAAGATATTTTTGTCTTTGATAGCTAACAGTGTGAATGAGTCCTTTTCTATCCAGCCTGCCAGATATAATTTCATCGATTCGATTCACCCACTTGTCTATGTCTTCCTGTTTCGCCTTATGATTCAGGCGCGTTGTTGCGAGGTGATACACAGGGGTATTCTTGGCTGGAAATACACGAGGCCACTCCCGGAAGCTAATGGACTCCTTGGGAATCCCCAGCATTCTCCCAGTAATGGGCCGAAGCGTGGCGCTCATCAGAACGACCTTTGGAACTCCGCAAAAAAGCTTTTGGGACCACTGGGCGGGCCAGATCGGGTCAAAAGTCCAGCTGCGTCCGTGTTTAGTGCCTTCGCGGGCTTCGCATACCCACTGATCGGCATTCACGTCCAGCAGTTTTTCTACTAGCTCTTTTGCGTTTTCCCAGTTGTAGAGATTAGCTTTATTCCCAAGTGTTTTTTTGCGCTTGTATTCCTGGATGGCAACAGAATATTGCAAGTCCACTTCATCGGTGATGCCGTTGGCCCAGGCTCGCCAGATATCCACACTGTCTGTTTTTTCGTAGGGGAGTTTTAACCCCTGTAGCAGAGATTCTTTGATTACGATCTGCAAGGTTCGACTTAATTCCTCGACGGCTTTGTGGGCTTCATCGAGAATAAGTAAGCCGACTGGGTTAACCCCTTCGCTGGGAGCTGGCTCTAAACCTTTCCCGCGTTCATTTGCCCTGATCCAATAGGCGTAATTCGTTACTACCAGGGGAGCCCATTGCGCCTTTTTGCGGGCAGCCTCATAGGGACATTTCGTGCTACAGGTTTCTATCGTTCCTCTGGCTGTTGCTACCCGCTTATGATTTGGACAGCCTTCCAGCTTCCCCCAGCGGCAACTTACCCGCCCGCCGAGTTCACAGTGGTAATTATTCTTGCCGTGGATATTTACGAGACCGATAGATTCGAACTCGCGCATGTATTGCTGCTCCAGGCCGAGAGTTGCGGTAGCGATGACAGCTCGCACACCTAGGACTTTCGCGGCAGCAATCGCGATTAAGGTTTTACCGGAGCCGGTGGGTAGGTCCAGCATTTGATAGGCCAGAGGATCGTTGGCGATCTGCTCTATGGCTTCAATCTGGGCAGGCCGGAAAGAGTCAAAGTGCTCCGGCAAATCGAGTTCATAAGGTTCGAAATTTGCGAGAGAGATCACCCTAGCCTCATTTTTGTCAGGTATTTTTTTGTGGCTTCATTTATTACCTTCAACCTATCCGTCTTAGGTCTCCCCGGAAAGTTAGAAGAGATGAATCTTACTAAACAGCCCTGATCGCAAATGTGTACTTGCTTTACCTGTTCATCCATGGCAACGTCAACATCCCAACTGGAAATTGTAATTTGAGCTTCGTTAGGGATAAAGACGCGAAGCCAATGCCGATTATCGTGTCGCAGCGCGTTACACACGTCACATGCTTGAGTATTTACGTTAGCCATTACCCCACCCTTTCTGATACTCATCCCGCATCCATTCGCTAAACTTCACATGCACTACACCGTCAATTTTTTCCCGTTGCACAATCTTGTGAACCTCTAAATCCTCGACCGTTCTTTCCGCAGTTGTCCTACTACATCCCATAGCCTCCGCGAGATGAGAATAGGTAACTCCCAGTCCGGATTTATCAGCAATAATTTCGTCTATCGTGATACCCCGAAGCTTGGGCATAGAGTCTAAGGCCACGGAGCCGAGAGCCTTCCAGCGATCCGCTTCTGAAACTCCAATGGCTTCCATGCCGATTAATAACTGCCCCAATGCAATTACCAATCTGGTTTCCGATTCCGTCTCTCTGGCGCTGATAATTTCCCTGGTATACCGGTCACGTACAACAGGACTTCGGCATGTAGCCGCAATTTTCCCCATGCGATACAGCTTGATAATTTCCTTGTCCGTTAACTCGCGTCTGGATTCCAGTTTTCCGAATTCCAGATCTAAACCAGCCAGAAAAGCCCGAACCGATTCCCTGAGACCTTCTCTCCAGATCGAATCTCCACGTTTTACCGCTCGCTTGGTACGTTCAAATCCGTCTCCGGCAGGCATGCGGAAATAAATCCATCGTTCCCCTAGGCTGGAATTCGCTTCATGTTGTGCGTCTATCGCTCCCGTGACACCAGCAAAGAAAGCTACCTTGCCATCCCAATGCAGCTTCTTGCCGCCTTCCGATCCGATATCACGAGTGAACCTTCCGGAATAACATTCGCGAAACACGCTGAGAACATCGTCCAGAACATCTTTCCTAAGCGTTAATACGCTAGTGAAGTCGTTCATCACGACCGCCCCATGCGATCCGACCTGACGCAGTATCCCGCCTGTTGCATCCTTGCTGATGTCTTTGCGCGCGGTCCCGCTTAGGAACGCCGCTGTGCCTGAAATCTTGGCGGATTCAGAAACTCCATCCAGTCCCAAAATGGAATTCAATAACTCCGTCTTCCCGCACCCAGGAGGTCCCACGAGCATCAACCAAACCGGATCTCCTTCGATCAGGTTTGCCGCCAACGCTCCGTAGAAAACATGAAGCGGAGCCGGGTCCGGTATGTGCAGATGCTCGCGGAATTTTTTAATCAACCAGGAGATAGGGGAGTCGGGTAACTTCGCACGTACCCGGAGCCCTGGCATTGGTTTATTTCTTTGCTACTTTCTTTGCCGGGGTCTTTTTCGCAGGCTTGGCTTCGGTGGCGCTCGCTACCTTCTTCTTGGCCGGAAGTTTGATCTTGGCTTTGGCGTCGGGTTTAGACTCTACGGGCTTCTCTGGCTTGGTCCCTTTTGGAGCCTTCAGAACCATGGCGTCGAACTTCTTGCGCATGGTATCCGGGGTACCAATGCCAGCCGCAAATTTGTCGATGAAATAGCGAATGAAAATGTTTACCGCGCCGTCTGGGTGGCCGTATGCCGGGGAGTCGAACTGTTCCAGGGTTTCCAGAATTTCCTTGCGGGTTCTGGCGATGGGTTTGTCGGTTGCGTTAGGGGTTTCGCGAATGGCTTGCACGACGGCAGGGTGTTCGATCCGGGAACCGTCTTCGATACCTTTTCCCTCGCGGCGCTTTCTGGCCCTAGGAGTGAGGCGACGGTCTTTCTGTTCCTGGATTTCTTGCGCGCGTTCCAAAACGGGAACGATGGCCTCAGGTTTTACGTTCAACATGTCGAACGCGGATTGCGTGGTCAGCTCTCCGGCGTGGACCTTCTCCTGAACTTCCTTGCTGCCGGTCAACAATTTTTCATGTTGGGTTACGGTCGTGAGTTCGATCCCCAGGTAGTCGGCGACCTTCTTTGCTCCGGGGAAGCCCTCCCATTTATGCTCCTCGCGGATGGTCTGGATTTCGAGGGCGAGGTCCATGGGTGAAAGATCTTCCCGCTGGACATTGCTGGTTCGGGCTTTGCGCTTGAGATCTCCATCGGTATCGAGCCGCGCGCGTACCGTCATTAGCGGCTGACCCTTAGCGGTTCGCCGTTCGTTCAGCATGGAGATGGCACGCCGCCGACGATGACCGGCAATGATGACATTTTCCAAGCCGTCTTCGATCGTGACGATAACGGCATCCAGCTGGCCATCCCGTTCGATCACGTTGGCGAGACGTTCGATCCGCTTCGCTTCCAGTTCTTCATCGCCGGGGTAGCGGCGCACGTTGTACTTCTCGGATACATTGAACTGCTCCGGCTTGAGTTGGAACTCGGGAGCGTTGGATTGGGCTGTGTTGCTCATGCTGTTTTTGTTGTGTCCTCTCTGGTTGCTATATACGCTATATACGCTAAATTACTTTGTGATACAAAGCTACTGTACCTGTTTCTGTACCTCCGTAGGGGTTTTGTGTACCCTACGGACCTTATATGCTCTATTTGAAATCAGTAAGTTACGGAGCTAAAAGGACACCGCAACCATACCCGGCATATGAACGGGAATGACAATATCCCCTTTATTTTCTATCGTTTGGAAAATCGTTATTGGTTGACTGTACCTGATTTGTACCTGTCGGCAAATCGAGATTGGGGAGCAGGTTCGGTGT